TCCGAGGTCGGACTTGTACTTAAAACCTACACAGCAGATCAAACAAATGCTGAAACAGTTGGAACTAAGAAAATTATTAAAGCAGGTTCCGTATATCCAACAAATGCGACAGGCGCAATCGGCATTGTATTTGAAGATGTTGATATGACAGATGATACTAAGAGACCAATTTCCGTGATTGTCGCAGGCCGTGTTCTTGAAAAAAGACTTCCAGTAACAGTTGACACTACTGCAAAAACAGAGCTTGAAAAAGCCGGAATTGTTTTTGTAGTCACAGAAGACCCAGTATTTTAAGGAGGTATGACAAATGCCATTTAATATTTTGGAATCAATTACCCAAGAAGAAAGACTTAATTTCTCTCAGAATTTCAGCGTTAAAAGACCAGGTATCCTCGATACCATTTTCCCAGATACAAAAACCCAGTATCTGAAAGCAGAGTATTACAGACTTATGGCTGGACAGAATCTCCCTGAAGTTGCATTCGTCCACGCTCTTGATAGCGAAGCAGAAATCGGCACAAGACCTGGATTTGAAAAAGTCCTGACTGAAAAACTCTTCATTAAGAGAAAAATCAATCAGTCCGAAAACTTACGGCAGGCAATTGAAAACGGTGTGCCGGATAATGAAGCGCTGAAAAACTTTGTATTTGATGATGCAGCCAGACTGTTCGAGGGCGTTGTTACAAGAGCAAATGTTATGAAAGGACAGTTCCTTTCCACTGGTGCTGTAACAATCAAAGAGAACCATGTTGACATGGGAATTGACTATGGCGTTCCAGCAAGTGCAAAAGTAACGCTTACTGATTGGTCTAAGCCAGATGCAGATATCATGGGCGATATCCAGAAAATGGTAGCTGTAGCAGAAGGCAATGGCTATGTAGTAAACAAAGCTGTTACTTCTCTTAAAATGATTAACTACATGCGGAACAACACTGCAATGCAGACAGCTGTTCTGGGTGCTGCAAATAAAAGGCTTCTCACAAAGCAGGAACTTGTAAATCTGCTTATGCAGGAATATGGAATCACAATTGATCGTTGTGATGATAACTTTAATTTCAGAAAAGCAGATGGAACCCTGAAAACAGCCAGATACCTCAAAGAGGATGTATTTACTCTGTATGAAGCAGATGCTAACGGTTCTTTCGGCGTTGGCCTCTGGGGTGTGACACCTGAGGAACTTGAATACAGACAGTTCATTCAGGAAGAGAACCGTTCTTTCGTAACCCTTTCCATGTGGGCTACACAGGATCCAGTTGCAGTATGGACAAAAGCATCCGGTATGTTCGTCCCGGTTGTACCCAAAGCCAACGGCGGTATCGTTATCGGTACCAAGGCGGGGGAATAACCGGGCATAGTCTCGATGAAAACAGCCAGTCACCATCTGTAGCAAGTGATTATGATGAATCAACACATAAGTATACAGAAAGCGAGTTGTCTAATATGACTGTATCTCAGTTAAGACAACTCGCAAGTGATAACGGCTATGCCCTGACAGCAACTAATAAGGCTGGAATAATATCAGAGATTTTATCTCAGCAAAGGTAGGTGATTAAATGGACGAACAGCTTATAGAGGATTTGACAAATTATCTTGAAGATGATGCAGAAACTGCGAGGATGATTCCTCTTTCGGCAAAGAGGGCTATTCGTTCATTTAAGAAAAAAAGGAATTATCCTTCATCTTACAGTGATGAAAAAATAAATTCCGATATGGAAAACTGCTATGATTGCATATTTGATTTGGCTCTTTTCTTTCTGGTGAAACAGGGAGCTGAATTTCAAGGATCGCATTCCGAATCTTCTGTAAACAGAAATTGGAATTCTGAAGCTGAAATATATGTGAATCATGGTGTTTTTCCATTTATCGGATTCTAAGATGGTGTGTGCGTGATACGTCAATCCTCCCACGTATCGCAGGGGTGCTTCAAATTAGGTGGGTAGAAGCAATATCTTAAAAAATGGGAGTGATGGAAAGGAATAGCGATGGGATGTGAACACGAGTGTATCAACGAACACCGCTTGAAAGAATTGGAAAGTGCCGTCCATGAGATGAAAGAAAAGCATTCCAAAAGGGATGGAGTTTTTTTTGAACGTATCAATGCGCTGGAACAGAAAATTGCTTTATACAACAATGACCTGGGACACATTAAGGATACAGTTGACGAAATGAACGACAATTTAAAATCACTCATGGAAAAGCCAGGAAAGTTACAGGACAAAATAATTGCTTATGTCATAACTGGCATAATTGGTATTGTTTTAGGCTTTGCCCTAAAAGGCATTTTCCCGGTGTAAATATTGATTCCACTACAGGGAGGACAGTGGAATGGATGATTATAAAGACTTTTCAGAAGATGAAAGAATCTTCTATTTGCGTGAAGCTGGATTTGATTCCAGAGAAAAAGAGTTATTCAGATTGCGTGTTTACGAAGAAAAAACACTTGCAGAAGCTTCAGAAATCATGGGCTACAGCACAAGAACAGTAGACCGCATAAACAGAAAATTAAAGAAGAAAATTATGAAAGTCGCCCCGATGTATTGTCGGGGCTTTTCTTTGTATTCATAAAACGTGGCGTATTTATGGCGTTATCGTGGCGTGTTAATCAACCTCTTATTATTGTAAAATATAGTTATAAAAACAAGGGAGGTTTGAGATATGCAGTATGGTAATCCGTATTTTGCGCAACCATTTCAACAAATACAGCCGTATCAAGATAGATTAGCACAATTGCAGAATAGTTATCAGCAGGCAATGCCATACGGACAGGCACAAATTCAACAACCAATGCCACAAGTACCACAAATTCCCATGTTACAAGGGCAGATGGTAGATGGCATTGATACTGTAAAGGCAAAAGACGTAGATATGTCTGGAAACCCTGTTTATTATCCAAAAACAGATGGAACAGAAATATATAGAAAACAATTACAGGCAGATGGAAGAAGTAGAATTTTTGTTTACCGACTTATAAATCCGGAAGAACAACAGCAACCAAAGGCAGAAGAAAAACCGATTGACATAGAAGCTATGTTTAATCAGCTTCGAAACGATGTTTGTTCTGAGATTTCCGAAATAAAGAGTATGTTTCCGACACAAATGTCGGGAACACCGGAACCCAAGCAGAATGGAGGTAAACAGAGATGATGAATCCAATGCAACTTATGCAGATGATACGTGGTGGAGGGAATCCTCAACAAGCCATAATCAATATGATGAAACAACAGTCTGGAAATAATCCTGTAATTGACAATGCAATTAACATGATGGAAAAAGGTGATAATGCAGGAATTGAAAAACTTGCAAGAAATCTTTGCCAAGAAAAAGGGATTAATCCTGATGATATGTTATCGCAGGTTAAGAATCAGTTTGGAATAAAATAAATTCGCTACAATAATTAAAAGAGCCGCGGTCTTTTGATTTTGTATAAATTACAAAAATCAATAAGGAGGTAATCGCTATGATGAATGGTGGATTATCAGCAAGCGATGTCGCTGTATTAAGCGGCTCTAATAACCGTGCAGATGAAGGCTATGGCTTTGGCGGTGGCTGGGCATGGTGGATTATAATATTGCTTATCTTTGGCTGGGGCGGTTTCGGCGGCTTTGGTGGCTGGGGTGGCAATGGTACAAATGGTGCCGGCTTCCAAGGATGGGCTACCCGTTCAGATATTAATGAGGAATTCGCCCTTAATGATATTCAAAATGGTATCAGAGGTATTCAGCAGGGTATCTGTGACAGCACATATTCTCTTAACAATACCATGCAGAGTGGCTTTAATGGTATGAATGTCGGAATGCTTCAAGGCTTCAACAGCGTTCAGCAGGCAATCAATGCTGATACTGTAGCCGGTATGCAGAATACCAATGCATTACAGTCTCAGTTAGCAAATTGTTGCTGCGAAACAAGAGAAGCAATCCAGGGCATCAATTATAACCTTGCCACTAACACTTGTGCTCTACAGAACACAATGAACAACAACACCAGAGATCTTCTGGAAAACCAGAACAGCAACACAAGAGCAATCCTTGACTTCCTGACTAACGATAAGATTGCAACATTACAGGCAGAGAACTCTGATCTGAAACGTGCTGCATCCCAGGATCGCCAGTCTGCATTGCTCACAACTGCAATGGCTTCTCAGACACAGCAGTTAATCAATGCAATCAATCCGGCTCCGATTCCTGCATTCCAGGTTCCGGCTCCATATGCGTACGCAGGATGTAACACATATGGTAATGGTTGTTGCTAAGTAACTCACCCTTAGAGGTTGACTAAATTCTAAGAGGTGGGTTTCGGCTCACCTCTTATTGATTGAGAGGTAAAAGATATGGCATGTAAGAATGTTTGTAAGCTTTGCAATCACCTTGTGCTGTCTACTGCGATTGCATTCACAGGTGGAAATCTTGTGGTTACTATCCCGGAAGGAAGCTACAATAATGGAGAAAAATACTGCATTGTTTTAGCACAGTCTATTCCAAATACAACCACAATTACCGCCCCAGTAATGATTCAGATAGGAACAGGAACAACTTTGTATCCGCTAGAGAATCGTTGCTGTGCACAGGTTACAGCGTGTGGCGTAAGAACCAGAACAAAATATGCAACCAGAGTAGCTACGAGTGCAACTGGCGGAGTATTCAAGATGCTAGGAAACCCGGCTTGTAGTCCGAGTAATAATTTAACTGCAATTAATGGTACAGCCCCAACAACAGACACACCTGTTACACAGGCTGTTAGAAAGGGGGCACTGTAATGCATAAAGTTGCAATGGAAATGGGAAAATGGGCTATGGAAAAAGCCAAAACACATGGCTTTGATAATCTCAGTGCTCAAGATTGGGACGATTTGAAAGACTGCATGGAAGCAGTAAAATGTGCGATTTGCGCTGATAAAGATTATCGCATTGTGGAAGCTATGGATGAATGCGAACAGGAAGAAAAGTATCTTGGACGCATGGGATATGACCGTTACCGCTATTCAAATGGGCGTTTCGCTCCAAAAGGTAGGGGAACCAGAAAAGGTTATAGACCATATCTGTACATGGAAGACGATGACTGGATGGATGAGTATTTAAACAATCCAGAATTTGAGCACAATATGTACCGCATGGGATATCATCCAGACCGTAGTGATATGGAAATGGGTGACATGAATCGGAAGAAATCCAGATATGGCGAATCCTATGATAGATACGATGAGAATCGTAGGCACTATCATGATTCCAAAGACACGGAATCCAAAAGAAAAATGGATGATTCCATGAAGGAGTACACATCTGACATTATCCGTAATCTTACAGAGATGTGGTCAGATGCAGATGCGACTCTTAGACAGTCGATGAAAACCGACTTAACTCGTTTGATACAGCAGATGAATTGAATATGAAATGAATTTTGCCCTTGTTACAGGAATGTAGCAGGGGCAGTTTTGTTGAAAGGAGAATTATTATGAAGAAATTATTTATTAGTCAGCCCATGAGGGGCAAGACAGACGAAGAAATTCTTGCAGTAAGAGAAAAAGCGATTAAGAGCGCAGAGAAGCAGATTGGTGAACCTGTAGAAGTAATTGATTCTTTCTTCCAGTCAGCACCAGTTGACGCAAAACCACTTTGGTATCTGGGTGAATCCCTTAAACTACTGGCAGAAGCAGATGTGGCGTTCTTTGCTAAAGGATGGGACGAAGCCAGAGGATGCAAGATTGAGAATACTTGTGCTATTGAATATGGCATTGAGACCGTTATCGAAGATTATACAGCATAAGCCAAAAAAGGATGGTGAGAAACCATGCTAAAACAATTCTATATGAACGGGGACTTATGGAGAGTTCACTTTGTGTCACCTTATGATAATGTTTTAATTGACCGCACAGGCCAGAGAACACTTGCTGTATCGGATTATTCCACAATGATAATTTCAATTGCAAATAATCTATATGGGGAACTTCTTAACCGTGTGTTTATCCATGAGTTAGGGCATTGCGTAATGTTCAGCTATGGTTTACTGCCAGAGCTTCACCGCATGGTCAAGAAACGGTATTGGGTGGATGCAGAGGAATTTGTATGTAATATTCTGGCAGACTATGGACAGTTTGTTATTGGCACAGCCAGAGATATTTTAGGAAACCAGTTCACATATGTGGCTCCTATCGGGGCAGAAAGGATGATTGCATAGATGGCAAAAGCAGAAAACACAATTATTTTTGATGGTATTCAGTACAATCCAGGTGACGAATTGCCGGATTTAGGCAGTTGGGTATGTACAGACGCAAAAGGCATGGTTCGTGATTACGAGGGGCTTTCAAAGGACGTATCAAAGCTCCCGCATTATGTACAGAGTGGTTCTTCGGCGTTGTGCCTTGATACTTCTGAATTATACGAATATCACAAACCTACCGATACATGGTACAAACTGTAAAGGAGAAGCGCATATGGCATTAACAGCAAAGAAAGTATATGCAATATTAAAACGCCAGATTTCCGATATGGAAGCAAAATTAAATAGCCCTGTAAGATACAGAGGTACAGTTGCGACTGCTGATTTGCTTCCATTAAATCCAGACATTGGCGATATGTACAATATCGAGTCTAAATCCATTTACGGCGAAGCAGGAATGAATGTGGCATGGAACGGCGTAGTTTGGGACACCATGGGCGCTCCAATTGATATGTCACTGTATCTCACAAAAGAAGAAGCAGAGGCGGTAATACAAAGATTAGTTACGGAGTACTTTGAAAAGAATCCAGTCAAGCCCGGAGCCACCACAGAACAGGCACAGCAGATTGAGCAGAACAAGACGGACGTTGCTTCACTGAAAGAGGAAACTGGTTCGCTAAAGGAAGATATATCCACCAAAATCACTAAATTCTACGCATCAAATCAGGGTGAAACTCACATCACTGATTCCGACAATGGCAAGATTCAAGATATGATGATATATGGCAAATCATCACAGGATGGAACACCAACGTCAGAGAATCCAGTTGAGATTAAGAGCGTTGTAAATCCGACTATTAAAGTAACAAATGAAGATGGATTAAAGGTTCAATCTATTACGCTTAATAATATCACCCTTAACGCAATTCCAGTCTCAAGTGGTGGCAACGTCACAATCAACGGACAGCAGTATGTTGCAGATTATGTGGATGTGGAACGTGGGAAAGTAGTTAGAATGTGTGGAAGGGAAACACTTAATACAAAAAACGGGAGGATTAATGAAGAATATCGGTTAGCTCTTGATATTGCCTCTGCTGCATATAATGATGGTAGTAAAGAGTGCATATTTTCAACATTTGAATGGAGTTCCTGGGGAACATGTGCAGCAGGCGATTTGCTATATATTAAAAATATAAAAAAACCAAATAATGAATTGTATACCGCTCAAGAATTAAAAGAGTTAGGTCTTGATTTTGATGCGATTTATCAATTAGCAGAGAAACAAGAAATCGACCTCACTACAGAACAAATCACCGCATTTAAAGAACTTGTAACCTATTATCCAGTAACTAATGTAAGTGTCAACAGTGAACAGCTTGACGGATATACCGTATTCAACTATCCGATAAGCATGGCAAATGGGTGGAATTATGTCAAAAAGCAACTTAACGATAACCGTGACTACATCTATGACATGGATACACAATCAGCAGAAGCCTATGTCAACAGTGAATATGCAGTAGCATTAACAGAATTGGAGGTATGATTATGTTATATAGAACATTATTAAAACTTAAAGAAAGAAATGGACTTACAGATGATTTGAAAAATAAGATTGATATTTTCTTCGCAACGGGCAGAATTACAGAGGAACAGTACAATGAGCTGATGGAGATTAATAAGGAAGAAGAACCGAAAGCGGAAACTAATTAACTAAAGAGGGCTTTAGTTAATCAGTGCAAAGTTAATTATTGACTATTGGACACCAATAATATATAATGAGTATAAATTCATTATATGGAGGTGAGTTCGATAAAAGTAGAAAGAAATATCATGATTAACAAAGCTGGTGGAAACGCAGGAAAAGAATCTGTCAACTATAAAATATCACTTCCGTCAGAAGCAGTTCGGATGCTCGGTATTACCAAAGAAGACAGAAAAGTAATTCTCGAATATGATGAAGAGAAAATAACAATCAAAAAAGCATAACAAAAAGGAGTTAGGCTCCCGACTACCAATCAAAAAACCTAACTCCAACACCACAAAGGGTACAGTATTATTATAACATGGTACTCTCCCTTTGTGAACCCAAAAGGAGGGTATTTTTTATGAGAGATAAATTCGTGAATGGGTTCATGACCAAGTTGTATGAAGAAATTCCAGAAGAATATCTTGAAACAGTCAGAAACAAACTGGCGTTGTATGTAAATGATTTTGATATCAGTCAAAGAGAAACAGCAGTTGTAAAGTATACTGGATATTTGCCAGATTTCTACAAAACTTACATTGTAAGTAGAAAAATTGAGGGACTGAGCAAAAAGACTCTCGAACTCTACAATCTTTACCTGGATGATTTCTTTTTCACAGTCAATAAAAAAGCTGAGGACATTACCGCAAATGATATTCGTGTATATCTGTATAATGTTCAGGAGAGTAGAGGATTGAGCAATCGAACACTTGATAGTAGAAGAACTGCCATACACGCTTTCTTCGAGTGGGCTGCAAACGAAGGATATATAGGCAAGAACCCATGCAGAGTTATCAAAAACATCAAATATGAGCGTATCGAAAAACAATCTCTGACAGATATGGAATTAGAGAGAATCAGGCAAACTTGCAAAACCGTACGCGAAAAAGCACTGGTTGAATTTCTGTATAGTACCGGAGCCAGGGTTACAGAAGTGTGTGGTGTAAAGAAAGCAGATATAGACTTTTACAAAGGTGAAGTAGTTGTTTTGGGCAAAGGCAACAAGCATAGAACAACGTACCTAAATGCCCGATGTAAATTACTTTTAAAACAATACTTCGCAATTAGAGATGATGAGTCGGAATATCTTTTTGTAAGTGAAAGAAAGCCGCATAAGGCACTCAAGAAAGAAGCAATCGAAAGAATTGTACGAATAATCGGTGAGCGGGCAGAACTGGATAGACCACTGACACCGCATCTATTCAGGCATACTCTTGCGACTCTTATGCTTCAAAGAGGTACGCCGATTACTGAGCTGCAGAAGATTCTTGGACATGTCAACATTAACACGACAATGATATGCAAAGGTATCTGATGAAGATGTAAAAGTGTCTCATATGAAATATGCAATATAAATAAAAAGACTCTTTTTGAATGGAGAAAACGCTATGAGAGGATTGAAACGTCAAAAACAGACAGTGTATTGGTCAAGGGTAACTGAAGACCTTGACGGGATAAACACAATCAAAACGTACCAAAAGCCAGAATTGCATCACCTCTCCGTATCTGCGACTGCCGGAACGCCAGAGGAATTATCCGCCGGTTATATCCCGGACTATGACAGGTACATCACAAACTTTGACCGTGGCTTCAAACCACAGACCGCAGATGTATTCTGGATTGATTGCAAGCCAGAACTGACCGACGCAGGCGAACTTGTTTTAGGTGAAGATGGAGAGCCTACAGTCCCACCAGATTACCGCCTAAAAAAGATTCTTGATACCCAGAAATGCAATGTGGCACGATATGGCATCAAGTATATAGGAGATGGCTCAGATGGCGAATAAGACTATCAAAATGGAACTGTCGCATAAATCTATACAGGACACAATAAAGCAGCTCAGAGCGTATCAGAAGTCACTTGCAAGCAAGAATGAAGAGTTTGTCCGCAGGCTGGCAGAACTTGGAATCCCGGTCATAGATGAAAACATAGCATTGGCACAAGGCGATTCTGACAAAAACCATAACACCTATATCAGAATTAATAACTTTGGTGGATATTCTCAGGCAACACTTGTGTGCGAAGGCTCTGACCTTTTATTCATTGAGTTCGGGGCGGGCATTCACTACAACACTCCGGCGGGAACCAGCCCACATCCAAAAGGACAAGAATTTGGATATACAATCGGTTCATACGGACAGGGGAATGGAAAGAATGAATCGTGGGTTTATTTTGCCGATTCTGGCGAATGGGTACGCTCTTACGGTACCGAAGCCACCATGCCGGTATATAAGGCAAGCGTAGAAATCATGCAGAGCATCAGAAAAATTGCAAAAGAAGTGTTTGCATCATGAAAGTTAATACCTGATAATACTGAATAATACCTCTGTCTTTGATATACTATAACATATAAAAGCATCTACCTGAGCGGTGGGTGCTTTTTTCATGCAAAAAAACATAGAAAAGGAGAATGTAAGCATGTTAGTAGAAACAATGATTATCAAAAAAGTAGAAACGAGCATTGTCACAAGCCTAGATGTCGCAGAAACTTTTGAAAAAGAACATAAAAGAGTATTGCAGGACATTAGAAATTTAGGATGCAGTGAAGAATTCGGACAGCACAATTTCGTGCTTTCCTCATACACAAGCATCCAGAATAAAAAACAACCTATGTACTGCATGACGAGAGATGGATTTACGCTTCTTGTTATGGGATACACTGGCGAAAAAGCCATGAAGTTCAAAGAAGGATACATTCGCCAATTCAATGCAATGGAAAAAGTTCTTTTAGGAAAAATCAGAGAACGAGACAAAGGCATTGCAGTAAGACAAGCGTTGACCAATGCACTTAAAGAATCTCAAGAAAACGAGAGAATGCACGGTTATGCATATTCGACATACACAGATATGGTATATCGTACATTGTTTGGCAAAACTGCAAAACAACTTAGAGAAGAAAAAGAAATTTCTACTAAAGACAATCTAAGAGATTTCCTTACCGAAGAAGAGCTAAAAGCTGTCCAGTCAAAGGAAATGCTTGTTAGTGGTTTGATTGACTGCGGATGGGGATATTCTCAAATAAGAGATTTCCTTAATACCAGTCTCAGAATATGTTAGAACAGGCGGTGTGATATAAAATGCCAGACACGATTAACAACCCAGTATCAGAAGTATTTTCTAGGTGGAGCAAAGATATTCAACCAACAGTCGGCAAAGGCAATTTTTCCATGGAAAAAAGCCAGACAATAGCATCTGGTAAAACAAAATACGCCAGATTGTTCATGATGGGGAATCCCACGCAGTCAACAAGTCTTGAAGGTCACGAATGCGCAACAGTTCTTTCATTTCAAACGGAAAGTTACGCATCTGGGACAAAGGCTTTATCGACTGCATACGAAATCGACAGCAAAAGTCATCAGGCTATGGTTTCGATGGGCTTTCGCCGGACATACGGGCCGGAAGAAGTCGCAAACTCCGAAAAGAGTTTCAAACGAATCATAAGCCGGTACAGCAGAATTTATACCGGGCAATTATTGGAAGCGTAACAGCTTCTATTTTTTATACCAAAAAGAAAGGAGAGTGTCCTATGAGTAAAGATAAATTACAATGGCTGAAAGCTGCGGGAATCAGAGCTGTTAAGACAATTGCTCAGACAGCAGTTGCGACAATCGGAACCGCAACAGTCCTTGGAAGCGTTGACTGGAAGATGGTCGTATCCGCGTCCGTTCTTTCCGGCGTTTTATCCTTGCTTACATCTGTAGCAGGGCTTCCGGAACTGAAAACAGGCACAGATGAATAGAAAGGACGGTGATCCTTTTATCTCCCGGGCACAGGGTTACGTGTCAGAGCCGACAAGGCTCTTTTTTAATGTGATTTTATAGCTGAAAAAGCAGAAAGGAGCCGAATATGGCAGAAAAAGGAAATATAGCAGGCGTAAGTACCGTTGGTTCGCTTACTGGATATGCAGTTGAAACAACAGCAGGTACTAAACCGACAACATTTAAACTTCTTCACAGAATCAATGCTTCTGATGAAATCAAAATTGACGTAGAAACAATCGATGCTTCCGCACTTGAAGATGAAGTCGAAAGAACTATTGCAGGACGTGGTTCTACAGGTGGTACATTCAACGTAACTGTGAATGTAACCGATGAAACTATCACTGAATGGGAAACCTTAATCAGCGAATATAAAACAGGAAAAACAGATGGAAAATCTATGTGGTATGAAGAATACTTCCCGTCTCTTAAGAAAGCATTCTTCACAAAAATCGAGCCGCCGACAATCATTCCTAAACCGGCAAGAGATCAGAACGGCCTGTTAACTGTTGAAATGTCTCTTACTATCAATGAGTACGTCGGACCGAGTGAAGCGGTAGTTCCAACTGACAGCGGCATGTAAACATATTTGGGAGGACAAATAATATGTATAAAGTTTTAAAAATCGGCGGCAAAGACTACAAGCTTGAATATGGAATTGAAGCATCACTGTTTGATGATTGTGTGAAATCCGTAATGAATATGCTGGTTTCCACAAGTGGTGGAACGGACAGGAGTCTTAAGGAAATGGTTTCTGGAATGAGTAGTATTCCAAATGTTGCACTCAATGCGTTCTATGCCGGATTACTTCAATATCACGGCAACCATTCTGACGGTGATGGCACTGTCCCGGATTTAGATACCGCCAAAAAACTTGCAACACAGTATATGACTGAACATAAAGATGATGAGCAGGGAAACTTCTACGGTCTGTTTTCTATGTGCATTGAACAGATGGAGGAAGATGGTTTTTTCAAATTAACCGGTCTGGAAACGTTCATGGACAACATGAATGCGGCAATGGACTCTGTGAAAGCGAAGAAAGCGCCGAAGAAACCGACAGATCATCTGAAAAAAGCTACAGCGAAATAATCTGGGATGAATTATACCCAATGGCTGTGCGTATTGGGATGTCAAGAAAAGAATTTCTCAGAAGTACCCTGAAAGACCTAAGAATCCGTATAGAACAATATGGAATCTTAAAGAACGAAGAAATTCAGTCGCAGTTAATAAACATGGACTATCAGTCGTGGCTGACCGGATTGTATATGAAAGCAAGTATTTCGTGTGTGCTATTTCCGAGAAAGGCTAGTTATCCAAGTAAACCAATTACGCAGGAAAAACAAAATAATTGGGTTGAACGCAATCCAGATATGCCAAAGAAATCAGAAGCAGAACTAAGGCAAGAAGAACGTTATTATGAACTTCTTATCAGGCAGGCAAATGCAAATATATCTGAAATAGGTAATGAAAAGGGCAAGCAGGATGAATAGTAGTCTTGCTTGCCCTTTATTTTTTTGAAATAAAGGAGGTACTTATATGTCTGACAACACAATAGACAGCCTTGCGATAGAGGTCAGCAGTAACGTATCAAATGCAAGTAAATCCATTGATGATTTATGCAATAAACTGAATCGTCTGAGTAGCCGTATGTCTGAGAGTATCAAGCATCTTAGAGACTTTTCAGCTTCCGTAGGCACGGTCAATTCTGCTGTTCAAGCGCTTAAATTAGACAGGCTTGATTTATCAACGATAAACAGTCAATTGCAACAGTTTACGCAGTCCATGAGTGCACTCGGTAGCCTGAACTTGAGAAACAACGGATTAAACTCATTCGTAAATGCAATCCGCAGATTGAACGAAACATTAAATTCCACAGGTGATGTGTCTGGAAAGATTCAGGGCATGATTTCTGAGCTATCCACGCTTGGCAGTATTCCAGACGTATCAAACAACGTGAACCGGTTTATTTCTTCGTTGGCAAGACTGGCGAATGCAGGCAGCTCTATTGATGCAGTTACATCAAAACTTCCAAATCTTGGTGAAGAACTTAGAAAAATCGTAGTTTCATTTTCTGGAATAGGCAATATTTCTCAGCCAATTAATACATTTGTTCAGTCAATATCTCAGTTGGCAAATGCAGGAGATAAAACTGGAAAGACAGCAACTCAGCTTAATGATCTGGCAAATAGCTTAAAATCATTCTTCCAGACGATGAGTACCGCTCCTAGAATCAGTAGCAGTACAATTCAAATGACTCAGGCTATTGCTCAGTTGGCAAATTCTGGGGCGAATGCTGGTAGAGCGGCAAGGTCTACTGCAAGTGCATTTTCAGGATTGGGGCAGGGTGCGGCCACTTCTACAGGAAAGGTCAGAAAACTTGCAAACGCCGTTGGAAGTGTAGGAAGCAAGGCGAAGAAAAGTTTGCCTAGCATCATGTCTCTGGTGGCAAAATTCTGGACGTTGAAATTTGTTGTTGGAAAATTTGGAAGCGCAATTGAAAGTTCCATGAATTTTCTCGAAGATTACAACTACTTTCAAGCGGCGTTTCGTCAGGTAGCAGATAAAGCAGGAGAAACTTGGTCAGAGGCAGGCTATGATTCTGCGGAAGCTTATGCAAATTCATTTAGTAATAGAGCTAGAGAACTTACATCCAAAATGTCTGGGTTCGATGTTTCCGATAATGCGATTTTGACCGCAAATAAATCAGGTAAATCACTCGGTATGGACCCGTCCATGCTCTTGAATTATCAAGGCCAGTTTGCACAGTTGTCGTCCTCCATGGGAACAACTTCTGAACAGGCATTAAAACTGTCGAATGCACTGACTATGATCGGTGCTGACCTTGCATCTGTTAAGAATCTTGATTTTAGCACAGTTTATGAGAACTTATCCTCTGGATTAGTAGGTATGAGCCGTGCTGTAGACAAATATGGTGCAAACATTCGTGTGGCAAACTTACAGCAATATGCGGCAAATCTTGGTATACAAACGTCCGTCTCTAATATGGACCAGGCAAGTAAGGCAATGCTGAGAACAATAGTGATACTGGATTCCACCCGGTACGCATGGGCGGATATGGCAAATACGATAAATATGCCAGCCAACCAGTTACGTATACTTCGTGCAAACTTAGTATCCTGTGCCAGAGCATTAGGAAATATCTTTATGCCTGTAGTAGCGGCAGTGCTGCCATATATCAATGGTCTTGTGATCGCATTCCAGAGATTTTTGACATACATTGGTTCGCTTCTTGGAGTTGATACCAAAATCGGAAAAATGTTCGGTTCTATCGGTGGCGGAAGTGAAAATCTCTCGAATGCACTTGATTCCATAGACGATTCTGGGATTTCGGACGTAGATGATGCTGCAAAAGATACAGACAATAATCTGAAAAATGCAACCAAGAGCGCAAAAAAATTAAAACAGTTCCTCGCATCCTATGATGAACTTGAAATTATGAGCAAAGACGATAGTTCTCTGTCAGACCTTGCAAATTCTAAAATTAAAATGCCAAAAATTGACACATCTGCAATTGACGCAGGAATCCTCAACGATGCACTGGATAAACTTTTGAACGAATACCAGAAGAAATGGGATGCCGCCTACAATTCCATGGAAAACAAGGCTATGGCATTCGCAAACAAGGTTACAGATACATTTAAGAAACTTGCAAAAGCCGCAGAACCTACCACAAAAGCGCTGAAAAATCTTTGGAACAATGGATTGAAGCAGCTCAGAGATTTCACATGGACAGCATTAAAAGATTTCTGGAATCATTTTTTAGTTCCGCTTGGCAAGTGGACGCTTGGGGAAAAAGGATTACCACGACTAATCAATGCTTTTAACGATTTTCTTGTGAAAATCAACTGGGACAAAATCAATGCTTCCCTTGTACAGTTATGGGATGTATTAGAGCCATTTGCTGAGAATGTCGGAACAGGATTACTTGATTTCTTCGATGATTTTTTTGACAAGGCGGCAGATGGAGTTAATAAACTTCCTGATCTGATTGACAGGTTCAAAGAGTTTATCGCAGCATTCTCACCGAAGCAGGCACAATCTATCGGTTATTTCCTCGGACAGCTCCTGACAGCTTTTGTGGCATTTAAAGGACTTACATGGTTCGGAAGTATTTTTGGTAAAGATGGAGCGATAGGCAAAGGAATCACCATGTTAGCAACGCATCCATATGCTTCGATAGCGGCAGGATTAGGCCTTACCGTTGCTGCGCTTGATAAATTTGGAGTAATTGATGTTGATTGGGACGGGTTATGGACAAGAATCGGGAATCTTAAAGACGTAATTGTGAATTTCATCAAAAACATTGATTGGGATTCGTTAATAAAAACAATCGGTGATGTATGGGATGTATTCCAGCCATTTGCTGAAGGATTCGCAGATGGATTTATCAGCTTTTTCGATATAATGCTGAACGATATCGGCGCCCCACTGATTAATACATTAGTAAGCGTCTTAGATGCTTTCGCAAAAGCCTTAGGAAAGCTTGACGATAAACAGATAGAAGCTCTGGGCGAAGCTCTGGCACGGTTTTTTATTATAAGGGGAAGCATTAAGTTTGCCCGAAATATATACAATGTAGTCAGTTCTATCAGCGCACTCAGAACAATCTTCGGTGGGTTAGGAACGGTTCTTTCCACAGCCAGTGGTGCATTGCAGACATTCTTTGGCTCTGGACTTGGTTCTACGCTTGCGGCAGGATTCGCAGACAGTATGGTTGTCTTAGGAACCGCAATGGCAGGATTCAACCTCGGAAAATGGATAAGTGTCAATCTGTTTGGCGGCGAAGATAAAACTTTCGGAGAATTTCTGGAAGATAATGTATTTGGGTATCAAAAAGGAGATTTTACCGGTGCCATCAACGAATGGATGAAAGATATATTCGGAGTCGGTGATAAGCTTACAGAGGATGATTTAAAGGTATTTCAGGAGTACGAAGATGCTATTCTTGGATTAGTTCATGCAAGCCAGATTTCAGGTGAACAAGCATATCCTTTATTAACATTCCTTTCCGAATTGAAAGATAACGGATATAGCACAGAACAGGCGTTGTTTGAACTTGAACTCAAACTCAATAATCTTGGGGTTTCATCAGAGGACTTCGAGAATGCGATAGTAGGAGTAAACAAACCAGTCAAAGACCTTGGAGATACAGCGGAAACATCCTCTAATCAGTTTTCGAATATGGCTGATCGGATTAACAATGTGTCGTTTGAGGATATCTCAGAACAGCTTACAGGATTCCAGACACTTATCCAGACCGTTGACTTTGCAACTCTGGTAACGGATACAGCAAATGCAATTGATGAAATGGGTGGCATCTGGGAAAATGGAAAACAGATTCTCGGTGAAAAAGCATTACAGATTTATCAGGAAATTGCAAAGGGATTAGAACCGGATGATAACGGTTACTATACTTTAGCAAACGGACAGATGGTGCAGTTTGGAAAAGGTATTTCTGACTATGAAAGCACTCTACAAAGTACAATGGATTCAACTCTGCAAGGGGCAATCAACGGCGTTCTGGATAATAATTCTGGTTTTGAATTAGTTACAGAACTCGGAAAGAATCAGATTCTTGCTGTAGGTAGTGGAATTGAGCAGAACGGCAGCAAAGTCACCGAAAAGCTTAACTCAACAATTCAATCATCTGCGAAAGGCGCAGAAGAAACTGCGAAATCAAGCGGCAAAACCCTTGGAAGCAACATTGCAGAGGGATTACAGACTGGAATTAACGGGAAGAAAGAAAGCACAAAGACTTCGATTCTTGATCTAATGAATAACAGCGTAAAAGCCCCTGCACAGGAAGCAGTAGACTCCCATTCTCCGTCCAGATGGTTCAAGCAGCTTGCAGAGTACTGCGGTCAAGGATTCCGAAACGGATTAGAGCCGGGCTTTTCTGCGTCGTTCACATGGTTCGGAAGAATCCGAAGCAGAATCAGCAATTCCATTGGAAACCTGTATAATATCGGTTGGAACTCTATTATTGGCTTAAATAATGGAATTGTAGGCGCAGCACAACAGCTTTATGCAAATGTGCAAAAAATCGCGCAAAATATATCAAATACGTTCCGCAAAGTTCTTAAAATCCATAGCCCGTCGCAGGTAATGATGGAACTCGGTGGATTTACCGTTGAGGGATTCCGGCTTGGTATGCAGAATATGCTTCCAAAAGTCGAATCCACCATCAATGATATAAGCGCCGAAGTGCAAAAAATTAATACACCAACCGCAGACATTATCACAAAGAGTGCATCCTATCAGGAAATAAAGAGCAGAATGTCAGTTGATACAGATGATTTTGTGGATGATATGCGAAAAGAAATCATGGCAATCAGCAGTAACACGTTTGACAATAATCAGATGATCGGGCAGGCGGTCAAAAACGCTCTGAACGGTATGGCAATATATGCAGACGGGCATCTGATTGGGTATCTGAAAGAAGAAAATCAGCAGTTCAGAAACCGTAATGGCTACGGACTGTTTGAAGGGTAGGTGATAGAATGAGTGACTTTATTGCAGGAAGTAGTTTCCAAGGTTATTTTTTAAAGTTCGGGGGAAGCGTTCTCCCGAACAAATTCTTAGCCTACGATGATTATTCTGCAACTCCAAACCAGAGAACAGAGATAGAAGCATACAGGGACTTGAATAATCTCTTGCACAGAGACACAAGCCCTAATTTCAAGACAAAAATAGACTTCAACACACGACCGATGTGGCTACCGGACAAAATTGAAATGCAGTCTATTTTTAAATCAGGATTAGTCAATAAGGCACAGCGGAAGTACAAAGTTACATACTGGGACGATGAAGAAAACACCTACAAAACAGGCGTTTTTTATATGCCCGATGTTGAGTACAAACCTATCAGAGTTGTAGGAAATAACATTTTGTATAACAAGATCAGAATTGCACTGATCGAATACTAATAACCAGAGTGCATGGGTGTCACAGCTCATGTGCTCTTTTATTTTATAGACGGGAGGATGATTATGGCAGACACAGTATCTTTTGACAGTTTATTGAATACGACGGCCGGGATGACTGCTGTTGTTAACAACAAAAAACACGATGATGATGTAATCAGTGTCACAGGTGTTGATTGGTTTACCTATGCAGGCAAGACCGCCAGTACCATATATGTTTCAGGAAACAATTTTATCGGTTTCGGGCAGAACGCCGAACAACTCAAAATCTGGCGTAGGGATGGTGCAGTTTATTACATTTACCGTCAAGAGGGGACGCTCACATCAGGAAAAAGATTCCTCAAAATCAGGGTTGAAGGCTATGTGTATTATTCAAGCACATCTTCATCGTATGCGCTGAAATATGAAGTGTTCTTGATAGAGGGGCAGACATTATTCATCAATGTTGTTCAAGTTCCGACAGATAATTCATATACTGGCACATCATCAATCACTGATGGAAATAGCACGACTAATCTGAATATTTCTGTATCATCCACAGTGCCAATTTCGATTCTGGTCAAAAATGCAGGCGTATCTCAGGAGATTACTTATAAAAAATATTCTGATTTAGTAATCGCTAGCATAACTGTTTCCAAAATGCCAGATAAGACCACATATTATCAGAAAGAGCTGTTTGATAAAACTGGGCTTGAAATATCTGGAACAACAAGCACAGGAGAAACGGTCAGTGTCACAGATTACGAATTATCGGGATTTGACAGTAGTTCCGCAGGCACAAAGACCATAACCGTTACTGCATCCGGCAAAACTACAACGTTTGAGATTACCGTCTCAGAAGCTTATATTACCGTCATATCCGTTGCTACAATGCCAGCCAAGGTAAATTACCACATTGGAAAAGAATTTGATTCTACGGGCATTGTGGTTACTGCAACGGCAAGTGATGGAAACGTTGTAGATGTTACAAAAGACTGCACATATTCTGGATTTGATAGTAGTTCCCCAAAGCAATGTGAAATTACAGTCCATTACGGCAGTTTCACTTGTGCATTTGAAGTTACGATTATGCAGCCAGAAAGCATTTCAGACATAGTAAGCTATAACAATGTTTATTTTGTGGGAGATACCACAAGTTTGTCTGTTCAGAGTATAACCGTTAAGTACTCGGATGGGCCTGAAGTCGTAGAAAGTGGGTATACTGTCGATAATACGCTTGTTACAGAAGCAGGTCAAATTCCTATAAATGTTAATTATTTCGGCGCAGTAGGAACTGAAAATGTTACAGTGTATGACTCGTTTTCTGTTCACATAGGAACACCGAACAAAGAAGATGTAATTGCAACATTTGACCTCAATACCAATACTTTAACTGTTTCTGGAACAGGAAAATTTGAATATGAGCTTTCCGAAAGTTCTCCATCTGCAAATGTGAGCGCCCCAGGATCACTATATACAAGATGCACTCAAATTGTGTTCAGTAATGGAATCACGGAAATTCCTAGCGGATTTGGCTATAGGTTTACAAATCTAAGCAACATCACTTTTGGGAATAACATATCCAAGATTGAAAGTGGAAATTTTAATACATTTCTGGGAACATCTTTGGAATTTCCAGAATCGCTTACAAGCATCAAGTCTGGCTGCTTTGGCGAATGTCCAAACCTCACAGAATTAACTTTTCATGAAGGGCTTGAAGAAATTGGAAGTAGCTCTTTTGATGAGTGCCGATTACTAAAAAATTTAGTTCTTCCATCAACTTTAAAAAACATGGTATCTAGTTTTAGAAGAAGTACTCTTGAAAATCTGGAAATTGGCGGAGAGGGTGCATTGTTCTCGGCAAGCGGTGGAAGCGGCATAAATGGGGTTTCCGCAAAAAATATAATTATCCGCGGAGGTACAATAAAACAAAATGCTTTTTATAGTAACAAAAATATTGAAAGCGTAAACTTGAATGGAAACGTAGTTTTTGATGGATATGGACAATTTCAAAACTGCAGTAATTTGTCAAATGTGATTATAGGTGATGGAATCACAAGTATTCCGCAAGGCTGCTTTTCTGGATGTGCTATTAAAGCTATTGTGATTCCTGATAGTGTTATAGAATTAGGAGAAACTGCTTTTTCGAACTGCAAATCACTAAAAAACATAACATTATCAAAAAGCATAAAAAAAATTCCGAATAACTGTTTTAGCAGTTGCGGTTTTGAAACATTTTCTATTCCAGATGATTCATCTATAGAAGAACTTGAAAACGTAGTGTTTCAAGGTTGTAACAATTTAGAGACTGTGTATATAGGAAAAAGTGTAAATAAAATTGGACCCGGATGTTTTGCAGGAAATTCCTATATCAAAAATATTACCATAAATAGAAAAAAAGATTCTATCTCTGGTTCCCCGTGGGCGTCAACAGGTACAATCACATGGCTAATTCGAGTAGCCAGACTTGAAGTTACTCATATGCCAACCAAAACCAGATATTTCGTGGGAGAAACATTTGACAGCACAGGGCTCGTAATTACTGCATATTACAATGACAATACGTCCGAGCAAGTAACAGGATATACCCTGTCAAGCCCGGATATGTCCGCATACGGAAATAAAACCATAACGGTTACATTCGATGAAAAGACCGTAGATTTCAGTATTCTTGTAGTAGACGTTTCTGGAATCGAAGTAAAAACCATGCCTGCAAAAATCGAATATCCAAAAGGAGATGTATTCGACACAACTGGATTATCCATCCTTGTTAAATATACTGATGGCACATCAGAAACAAAAACAAGTGGATTTGAAGTATCTGGATTTGATAGTTTTTCTGTTGGCGAAAAAACAATCACAGTAACCTATAAAACTCATACCGCTACTTTCAAAGTGACCGTATACGACCTTTCAGGAATCCGAATCACAAGTTTTCCGTCAAAGGTCTATTATAAAATCGGAGAATCATTCGACCCGTCCGGGCTGACTGTTGCAGAAGTAAGACAGGATGGAACCGAGAAAGAAATCACAGATTATGACATTTCTGGTTTCGATAGTTCCACCGCAGGTTCCAAGACTATCACGGTTTCTTACAATACAACAACCAACGGCGTTTCCAAATTTATCGGCTCTGATAGCTTTCAAATTAAAGTCACAAACGACGGAAATAATCCGTTTGACGGTAGTTCAAGTGGCGGTTCTGGTGAAATTGAAGAAGAAAAAACCGAGCCAATAAATGTAACAGTACACTGGATCAACGGCGAATTTGCTGACCTCACAAATGAAAATATCGACCAGAATACGCTTACTTTGCAGGAGTCTATTTGTTCTGAAAGCTATTTCATTTTTGGCGGTTGTGTCTGCAACCAGATAACATTTCAGGCTCACCACGATCAGTTTAATGGCACTTCGGAAGAATTTTATCCATCTGGAAAAATCGAAGTTTACATTGAAAGAAAAGGAACAAAAATCAAAATTTTCACAGGTGAAATCGACAGTGCAGAGCGGAAAGCAAATTCCCTGACACGTAATTTTATCGCATATGATTATCTGTATAAATTACGAAATACCGACATTGCAAGGTGGTATAAAAACCAGACGACTGATAAGAAGAAAAAGCTGACCCAAAAGCAATTCAGAGATAAATTATTTGAGTTTTTAGGACTCGAACAGGTCAGTACAAAGCTGCATTGGGACGACACCTATGTCCCTGATACGAATAACTCAAACGAGATGAACGTAGTGAATATTCTGAAAGATTTATGCTTGCAGAATGACCGTTTTGGATGGATGAACAGGGATGGCAAGTTTGAGTATCTGAAGCTTCGCCAAAACAGTTACAGATACGGACAAACCACCGATAATCAGAACATTTATAAATACTACAATAACGAAGAAGTGCATCTCGATACATTTAAAAGTTTTACCGCAAAAGAGGGCAGAATCTGGTTCCCGAATATTATATTTTGTGACCCCGATCCGAATAGAGCCTTTGGCTTTACACAAGGCGACTATACAGCGCAAGAAGCGTATGATAACAACGTTTATTACAACAGAAATAGCTTCTTTGTAGGAAATGAAGACTGGCTAAATTACGTTTGGGATGCAGACGAATATGGCGGTATTTCAAGGGCTGAACCAATTATGAAGATTTGCTACGGCGTATTCGTAAATCAAGATTTGCGGAAATATTACCGCGCACAGGGATATACTGCCGAGGTTCAGGGAAACCCGTTAAACATGGTTGGACAGGCAGTCGAACTCTACTATAAAAAGCAGATTCAGCACGACGATCAGGAGCCTACAGAACTGCAATGGTACGTTCATTCATACATCATGAGCAGGACGCTTAAAATCGGCGCTACAGACATGATTGACACCTATTCTGCCAACAATGCACCGTTTAATAGCAACAGCCAGCAGTTAGGAAAATACACTCCCGAAATATCTGGAACGGTCAATCTTACACGTTCAGAAATGCCGACAATCAGTTATGCGGAATTTACGGACGGTTCGGATTCTGAATTTTCACCGGCAACGATTGATGATTTTACAGACAGTTCTGGTGGTTCTGGAAGCACTTCTGAACAATTAAAAAAGGCACAATTAAGGTGTGTAAAGCGAATAAAAAAAGCTGATTACGACGCTCTTGTAGCCACAGGAACTGACCGGGCAGATACATTGTATTTTACATTCGAGGAGGGCTGATTAGATGATATATAAGGCGTTTTTAAATAGACAGGAAATCACTGGGTTTCCTGTCAAAGGAAAGGATGTAAATAAGATTTATGGCGGAAATATATTATTGTGGGAGAAAGAAGAACAAATAAAAAAGCCTTTTACTGTAGAATCATATCTTCCATCGGGATATGGCGTTATAAACGGAAACCGCTTCTCAATTCCGGTTAAGCTTCACGATTCAACTGAATATTGGATATTAGCCAACAGAAAAAAACCATATATTGATATTAAAACTACGGTTGGTTCATACTACGATAATAGAGTACAAGCATTGGGAGAAGTAGGAGGAGTAATTTGTTATCTGCACTCCGAAAAACCAAATAATACGTCATTAAAAATTACCATGAATGTTTTAAACGGAAAATCTGAAGTATTAAACTCATACACTTATTCTTCCGATAACGTTATAAGTCTTGTGAACGCAACATGGTTAATGAATAATCATATTTTTGTTTATTTTTCCACTTATGACGATGCCCTTTATGACTACGAATTGCATATCGTACTTGAATTTGGGATGAATGGAGAGGTTGTAGGAAAATATGTAAAAAAAACAAAGAGTAAAGATATGTATAAATTTCCAATTTTAGAAGCAAACTTTACAACAGTTAAAAGTGGCGCAGATCATTATTGCTTGTACTTTAAAGGTAGCCACATGGCGATGTATAAATTAGCAGGAAATCCGTTTGATTCACATGAAATAAAAATTTCGTCAGGCACTTATATTGGGAGTGATAATGGCAGACATTTTTTCTTGAGAAAACTTACCGGTTCAAGTAGTAACACGATATTGTACGAATTTATAAATGGGGAATTTATTGAAAAAAGAGTGCTAGAAGACAGTGGTATATTGGATATCAATTGTTGTATTTGTAAAAGTCATATATACATCGGAATCTATGGAACTATTTACGATTACGGAGATATAGACGATAAAACGGAACAACCTAGAAAAACAATATTCAAAACTCCGAGTGCGCCAAGGCAAACAAACTTTATTCATTCGCAAGGTAATTTTCTCTATGTTTTTCATGGTACATTTTCAGAAAAGGACAAGCAATATATGACTATTATTCCATTATAATTCACTTGCCTACATTACTATATCCGTCTTGCTTATTTCAACGTTGCTTTTTTGGAATAAGAACCCAAAAACCGCAAATAAGAGCACGTTTTCCAGAAAAACCCAAATAAGCCCTTATTTGCTCAAAAACTATCAAAATCCAAGCCCCTACCGTACTAAAATGTAACTATATTGAAAATAAAAAATGAATAATTTGTAAACGTAAATTTTGCTTGTTTTCAAAATAAATCAATCATCTAAGAAAATAACAAAATCCAGAAACAAATATTCTGTCAACGAGCAATTTTTGTTTACATAATATCTCAATGTAACGTTACAATAACGTTACCAGTAACGCAATGTAACGCAATAGAATAAGAATAAGAAATAGAATAAGAATATAATTAATATATATACGAGATATATATTAATCGTCAAATAAGCGTTATTTGACCCTGACATTCTCAATTCGTTTTAGCCCAAAGCGAACCATTTTTATTAACAACCTTGTATTTGGCTCATACAGTGATTTTATTTGCGTTTCGATAAAATCCTCGAATGATATATAAAAATTGATTTTAGGGGCAAATACGGAGCTTGCAAGGCATATTTAGCAGAAAGGAGCAACGTAATATGACAAACGAACAGAAAACAGTTCTCAGGAAGATTATTTATGCAGTCGAAACCGGTGGACAGGTTTACGGACAGCAGGATTATTCGGACTTCACGGAAGCCTATGAGAATAATTCAGATGAACACGCAATCACGATTGGGGCAGGAGCGTGGTACGCAACCGAAGCCAAAACACTTCTGGAACGAATTTACGATGCCAACCCGGAACAATGGGAGAAGTTAGATAAGGTCAGACTTCTGGAACAAGTTCAGACCGCAAACTGGGAATGTTTTAATATTTCCAGAGTATCGCAACTTGCTGACACCATAGTTGCCCTTATTTCGTCCGATTTAGGCGTTAAATGCCAAGATAGCCTTATGGATGAACAATTAGCCACCTACGCAGACGAAGCCTTTAAACAGGGCGTTACGGACGCTAGAGCGCAAGCTATGTGCGTGAACTTTAGGCACCAAGGCGGACAGGGAGCAGTAACGAGGATTCTGGCAAAGGCTCAGAAGCCATATACATTGGGCAGCCTATATGCAGCCTGCCAGACGGACACGGGAAATCAGGTGGGAACATATAAGGACAGACAGAGGTTTGTTTATGACGCATTAAAAACATATTTTCCAGAAAGTGAGGAAACAGGCATGAACGCAATTAATAAATTAATCCAGATCGCAAAGAATGAAGTCGGATATCTTGAAAAGGCAAACAATAGTCAGCTTGATAGCAAGACAGCAAATGCCGGAGAAAATAATTACACAAAATACTGGCGAGATATTAAGCCGGATTATCAAGGACAGCCATGGTGCGCTGCATTTGTTTCGTGGTGCATGATGAAAGCATTCGGATTAGACACAGCAAAGAAACTTTTGAAACACTGGCCATACGTTTACTGCCCGACAATGGCGGATTTGTTTACTCTGAACGGCAATCCAAAAGTCGGAGACATTGTTATTTTCTACAGAAACGGAGAATTTACGCATACTGGAATCGTAATAAAAGTGTCAGGAGATCGGTTCTGGACAGTCGAAGGAAATACTTCTGGTAGCTCTACAATTATCGCAAATGGTGGTGGTGTATGCCAGAAAAGTTACTACAACAGCAACCTTCCCGGAACAAAATTCTGCACTCCAAATTACAGTTTAGTTAAAAATACAACGTCAGTTTCAGACTCAGATACAGTCAAAAAACAGAACACTAGAGCCTACATTGCGCAGATTAAAAAAGGCACAAAATGTTATACAAAATCAAACAAAAACAGCCCATCTAAACTGTTCCCAAAACTGAAAAAAGGTGCAGTTGTAGAGGTGATGAAGTACACGGAAACCGACAGCTCGGGACTCAAATGGTACTTCATCCGCATCCCTTATCCGAACGATGATGGGTTCGTTTTTGAATTTATTCCAAAAGGAACATTCACCAGAATCACAGAAATTTCTAAATGACAGTTGTAATATGACTTTTATAATGCTATAATAAATGTGTTCGATATAGTAGTTCGTATTGCAAAACCCTTTTATTTTTAAGTGTGACATTAAAAATGACCGCCAATTACTCCTTCCCGGGTTGGCGGTCATTCTTCGCTGTCAGCTTATGTATTCTTCGTACTTTTCTTTAATTTCCTTTGCTCCATTCTGCCTTATCTGGACAATGTCCCCAGAATCCATGACGAAATTATCACCTGCCGACTGAATATGATCCATGTTCACCAGATAACTCTGATGGCAGCGCAAGAATCGCTTATCAGACAACTTTTCTTCCAGATCGTTCAGCTTGCAAGTGGTCACGAAACATCGGTTATTTGTAGCGAAAATATGGCAAACTCTTGCCTGACTCTCGACGTACTCAATTTCATCGTATTTGAGCCGGTTAATCTGTCTGCGGAACTTAAATGTAAATGTCTCGTCCTTCATCTGTGACAGGACCTCGTCAATAGCCCGGTATATTCTACCATATTCCTTGCCCTTGACCGCATACTGCATAGCACCGACGTCAAATGCTTCTTGCAGATGAGAATCGTCGGCTGTCCAGAATATAATCTTTCCATCATATCCAATATCCCGGAGCCGGTTCGCAATCTCCAAACCGTTCTCATTTTCCAGAATCATATCCAGTACAATTACATCGTACCATTTACCCTCTTTCACATCTTCAACAAGCGGATAACCTGCTGAATACTCACTAATTTCATACCGGTAATCTCCTTTGCGCCGCAAGAATCCCGATATGCGCTCTTTAAACAAGTCGACTTCAAGCTGATTATCGTCACATATGGCTATTCTCATATGCGCACCCTCCTTTCGTAGTCTCAATTTTGTCAAAATACGCAATGATTTTGACAGCGCACACATTTTTCTTCCTGTTCGTGGTATTATTGTCCCACAAACAAAGTGTAGCACTTGAAATTGTTAGTGTAAAGTATTAAAGTTTGACATAATTCGCAAAATATGGTTTCTGTGTCCGGGAGGATGTGTGGATAGAGAGACTGCCTGCAAGAACGACAGGCAAAAGAAAGAGGGGCGGTTGCCCCTCTTGTTTATTTCGCTAAATACAAAACTGAAACAGTATCTATTTTTACACACATTCCATTCTCTAACGGTAGATTCCCAATTTCACTGGAATATAAAGAATTAATGCTTTCTAAGTCAGAACCAAGACTTTCTTTATATTTTTTTGAAGCAACATGGTATTCTTCTGAATGTTCGTAATCATCATTCTTATAATCATCGTAGCTGTCATATACGCTGATAATTCCTGCTCCGTCGGTTATTGAAAAGGTGTACTTTCCGGCAGGAATATCTTCGCCAATAATATAAACACCTGGATTTAGCCTGCCGGTATCATCAAGAGAATCGTTTTCCTGAGAATTAGAATTTTCACTTTCCACGTCTTTTAAAATAGCTTCTTTTAATTTAGTTCCGTCTGAAAGACGCGTGATTGATAGCGAATCATCCCAAATTGAGCAAGCCAGAGTATCATTTTTGAAATTCCAAACGTTTGTTAGAACTACTCCATCATAACCACCCTTATAGAAATCATCAGTAACATAATCATAATCATACCAATCCTGCTGAGATGCTTCCGACAATACACCGGAAACCTTTGAAGCAAATGTGCCAACTTCATCATCTGGCACGTTCTCACTTATAACGACGCTTAGATGCAAGGATTTAGTGTTTTGGTCAATCACACACTCAGATGCTTCGACAAACCCATCTTCACCATTGATCTTATTAAGCATTTCATTAATGTTGTCAAAGGAAGTAGCACTGGCATTGACAGGAGAAATGCATAAAAAAGCACACATCGTCATAATTCCACAAACTCTCTTTTTCATAAAATCCTCTTTTCTGCTAAAGAAATCTCATATACTGCACTGCAATAAAAACTACTTCAATGATTCCGACAATAATTCCGAACCATGAGCCAATATGTCTATATTCCTCTTTCTTTGTGCCAATATCTACTAATCCTACAATTGCTCCTGCCAGAGCCAGAGGAAACGACAGGATAATTGGCAACGGAAGAATGAATGCCACACCTGCCAGAATACAGGAAATGACGCTCAGGGTTGAATCTTTCTTCTTTTCACCTTTGCTCATACAATCCCCTCCCTTGTTAAAATTTTACAATATTATACCACCTCATGCAAACTATGCATAGTAAAATATCAAAAAAGTAGATTATTTTTGCAGAAAAACTCCCTGATTTTGCACTTCCCAGAAAAATTACACAAGTGTGTGCTATAATGCGTGATATATTTTTAGAAAGAGTTGGTAGTAATGGAGAAGAACAGATACAGGATAGTCGTATTCATCCTGATATTTTACGAAATATTCTGTGCGGTGCATATACCGTCACATGATATAGCAGAACGCCACCGCAGAGATGTGCAGATTACAAAAGAAGCTGCGAAACAAATTTATTCCGACCAGATGCAGGAGTTGAGCGAGATCAAGGAAATTTGCAATGTCGGATGCTGTATTCACGAAAGCACAATTTGCTTTGAGATTACGAAGTTTGCCTACGAAATAACAAAAGTCCATGTGTATATTTGGCAGTTGCCAAGAGGGAATATCGGTGGTATAATGATGAAAACGAACTAATGTTCGGTTCTGTTTCCTACAAGCCGGGCATATACTGTAATGTAGGTGGTAGTTGTGACAGGGAGGGCTATTTATGGATTATAAAGAGAAAATCATGGCTTTATTAGAAAAGGTTAAAACAGAAGAAACATTAAAACGGGTATATAAACTGTTAGAATATTTGTATTTAAAAGAAAAGTAAAAATAAAAGCCCCTGCGTTTACAGGGGCAAATTTGTTATTCTGTTTTTAAATCATCTGGAGAAGCCGAAAAATAATATTCGAACTTAGAACTATCATATTTTGATCCTATCATTTCATTGATTTTGTCCGCAATGGCAGTTCCCATTTCTTCTCCAAATTCCGAATCCTCTACTTTAGTTTTCTTATACTCCGTAAAGATGTTACCCCACCAATATATATTTGGCTTTTGGACTATCCCTTAAAAACGCGCCCGCATTTTTTGCATTGATATTTAGTAGAAAAGAAACCCCTGCTAATTATCTGTACATTGGCACTCCGACAAGTGATTGCCGGGCATTTTATTTTTCTGGTAATTTTGTCGATAGTTTTTCTTTTTCTCATTTAAGTCCTCCTTGGTGATTTTTTATATATTATAATACACAAAGGACTGATAGTATAGTTAAAACGCAAAAAAAGACTGGGATTTTTACCCCAGTCCTTTTTATTAGTTGCTTTCTAATTCGGTCAAAATTTCTTCAAGCTGTTTCCAATGCTCTTCACTAAGCTTTGCGAATTTAACAAGGATTTTTTTTGCAAATTCATTATCCCCGGTCATTACCGAATCTACGATAGCCTGCGCATCGCCATCGTCGTCCATAAACATGTTACCGTCGCCGCTCACAAGCCAGTCATAAGAAACCTTATAAGTAGTACAGATCAATTTTAGAAAATCGTCATCTGGAACTGTTCTTCCAAGTTCTATATTTTCAATTTTACCACGGCTTTTTAAACCGAGTTTTTTTGCAAAGTCTTCTCTTGAAAGTCCTAAGTATTTTCGCAGCTCTTTCAACCGCTCGCCCATTTACCCACCTCCTTTCTTTATTTTATGGTAACAGTATAACATTTTTAAAATACGTTGTCAACGTAAAAATATTTAAAAACACGTTGACAATGCGTTATAGATGTGATATTATACGTTCATAACGTAAGAGATGTGGAGGTGAACAAATGTCAGAAGAAAAGAGACAGCTTATCAGAGATGTAACAACACGAATCAATAAGCTTCCGGTAGATAAGCAACACTACATTTTGGGATACATGAATGGCGTTGCTGATACTGTTGAGAGTGATACTCAGAAAGAAGAAGCAACAATTAGAGATAGTAATTAGAGAGGAGACGATATTACGGAACAGTTAATACCTATTAATTACAGTAGTGAACAACCTACTGTATCAGCCAGAGAGCTGTATGCAGGGCTTGAAATTACAGACAGATTTTCGAGATGGTTTGAAAGAATGTCTACATATGGTTTCGCTGAGGGAAGCGATTTTACAAGCGTGAAAAGTTCCACACTTGTAAATAACGGAGCAGAAAGAGAAATTTCTGATTATCAAGTTTCTATAGACATGGCAAAACAGATTTGCATGATTCAGCGGTCAGAAAAAGGCAGACAATACCGACAGTATTTCATAGACCTCGAAAAAGCATGGAACACACCAGAACAGGTTTTTGCCAGAGCATTGAAGATGGCAGACCAGACCATTGCGAAGTTGAAAGATTCGGTCAAGTTACTGTCAACGGAAATCAGTGTCAAAAACCAGATAATCGGCGAACTGAAACCGAAAGCCGACTACTATGATGAAATCTTAAAGAATCCGGGACTTGTGACCATTACCCAGATTGCTAAGGATTATGGAATGTCTGGGAAGAAGATGAACGATATTCTGCATGACATCGGAATCCAGTACAAGCAGAGCGGACAGTGGTTACTGTACAGCAAATATCACTGTATGGGCTATACACATTCCGAGACCGTTGATATCGTGAGATCGGACGGTAGACCGGATGTGAAGATGAATACTAAGTGGTCACAGAAAGGAAGAATATTTCTTTACGACAAGCTGAAAGAGAGTGGGATTCTTCCGGTGATTGAGCAGGAGATGACAAAATGATAAAAACTGATGAACTTCGAGGAATATTTGCGAAGAATAGAAAATCTCAGACGGACGTTGCCAAAATGCTTGGAATTACGCCAAAAACATTTTATGGAAAGATGCAGAAAGGAATTTTCAACAGTAATGAGATTCAGACAATGATTGATGAATTTCATATCGAAGACCCGATTGGTGTTTTCTTTGCTAAAGCAGATTAATCAGGAGGTGAGAATGTGAAGATTGCCGACGAAACAATTATCAAGTTTAAAAACGGAGAGACGTTGCGTGCCCCGGCAGAGGTGTATGAAAAAATTAATTTCGACAAACAGTCAATTGTTGAATACGAATGGAATGAAAACGGAATTAATAATAAAATTCAGTTTTCCCTTAAGGATGTGCTCTATATTGGCAGAACAACAAAGAGCACATCAGGGGAAAAGTCTAACGATTAAAAGTAGCGTCGAGATGGAGAACAATTATTTACTTTCTCTTTATCCAGTTCATTGAGAAAGTAATATTCATCGTGGGAATCCAGAAGATCAGCAAATTCTGCACGGTATTTGAAGTATCTCTGGCAGATATGAGGGTTGTCCAGGCTTCCCGGTAATTCAGCGCATAACTTAGCAACAGCCAGATCATGAGCGATTTGTAACTTATCCATAAAAACACCTCCTTTCATAATGAGAGTATACCACACAAAAAAAATGGAGGGACATAAAAATGGTAAAAGCATTAATTCTGTCAGCTCTGATCGGCGGTATGTCACCGTACTTGCCGTTCTGGAGATTTGACAGCGTATCACAGCCGGTTGCAGTAGCAATCGCAATGTTTATCTTATCATTCGTGGTTATTTACCCGGATGAAATTAAAAGAATCGGAGGAAATTAACAGTTAAATATAAATTATAAAATCATATAAGCGTATGTTGAGTTTTACAAGATATTAGAGTGGAATATATTTCCAGGCATCTATAAATCTCAAGACTTATGGAGAAAAATTTGCAAGCTGACACTGAAACGTTAATGCAAATATGTACGGATACGTTAGTCCGGAATTTACGCCTATGGAGAGTACAAGAACTTGTGAGTAGATAGATATTTATATCATCAAAAGCATACTCGTTGAAGTAGGAATGAAACATAGAAGTTTATAACTTTTTATAAGTTTTCAGTAACGAAAAAGAGAGATGATTGAGACAAAAATGGGAGAAATCACACTTAAAGGCAGTAAAGCAGAATTAATAGCTGACTTAGCTGTTGTCATTCGAGGAATCAAGGAAACCATTATGGAAGATGGCAAAGAAACAGAGGAATCTGTGAAGCAGGAGATTGACGAAGCGGTCAAAATCGGACTGATGAACGAAGAAGAATTTAAAACTATTCAAAAAGAAAAAATCAAAGAAGTTGTAAAAACATTATTTGATGATTTGCTTGGAGGGCTTTTCGATGAAGATAAATGAATTTGATAAGACCGTAGATGAGCTGTACCAGTTGTGCAGGAGAGTTCAGAAAGAAACCGGCAGAACGGTAGCATTTCATTTTGCAAACTACAAGATCGGATGCAGCTTGCACATCAACATATATAAGAAAGAATCATTAAGAGAGTTTGATATGTACAGCATTGTAGAGGGCGGTTGCCAGCAGGGAGAAAATGTGAAGAAAGTAACTGACCATTTGAACAAAATTTTGATGGACAACAAATGCCCGTATTGTGAGGAGGATTGCGATGGAGAAAGAAAATAAGATGGATTTCAGAGCAGAGACCGTAGCCGAGGAGTATGCAGAGCTGGTAGGCAGATTAAAGGCATTTGAAGCGTACCTGAACACAACCGAAGCAAATACGTATTTAAAGAAAGAGGTTTGTGCAGCTATACTCGGACTGAATTTGGAGGACAAGGAAAAATGAAATGCTATAAGGGATTTGACAAAGACTTAAAATGCCGTGATTTTCAGTATGAAATCGGAAAGAAGTATGAAGAAGAAAGAGCCGAGATTTGTGATACGGGATTTCATGCTTGTGAGAATCCGTTGGATGTATTTGGATATTATGCACCGGCTGATTCCAGATATTGCGAAGTCGAGCTGGATGCAAACGATCAGAAATCTGACGACAGCAAGAGAGTAGGAAAGAAGATTTCGATTAAAGCAGAAATCGGAATTGCCGGAATTGTTAAAGCCGGTCTGGAGTACATTAAAGATCAGGTTAACTGGGACGATGATAAAAAGTCCAACACCGGAGACTGGTCAGCGGCAACCAACACCGGAAACCGGTCAGCGGCAACCAACACCGGAGACCAGTCAGCGGCAACCAACACCGGAAACCGGTCAGCGGCAACCGTAGAAGGAAAAGAGAGCGTTGCAATGGCAATTGGATGCAATTCCAAAGCAAAAGGGTCTATCGGATGCTTTATTGTACTTGCTGAATGGAAGGAATTTGAAGACGGAACATACCATATTGCAGATGTGAAGTCTGCGAAAGTAGACGGAGTAAAGATAAAACCTGATACATTTTATAAACTTGTAAATGGAGAATTTATTGCAGAAGAGTAAAGGTTTGGCTCCACAGGTACCGACATACCACATGGAGCCGCGTATCTAACTTAATTTGGCTAAGTTAAATACAGGACAAGTATAACACACCTTCCTGTATTTATCAAATAAATAATTAGGAGGGCATTTTTATGTCAAAAACACACACATCCAACGAACAGAAACCACTTGCAAGCGAGATTATTTGTGATCTGGAAGCGGAAAACGCAAAACTCGAAGCAAGAAACAAGAAACTCAGTAACATTGTTTTGAAGCAGGCAGCAGTTCTTGTGGAGACATTATTGCTGTTGAATGAAGAAGGTGATTTAGGAAATGAAGATGCGAGATGAGAACCAAGTGCTTTTATCAGGTGACATTCCGGCGGGGTTCGTATTCTCACATGAAGAATACGGTGGAACCAAGATGTACGAGGGAAGAATGACAATATTCAGAAAGAATGCATCCTATGACATTCTTCCAATTATTGTACCAGAATACATGATTTCAAGAGAAACAGAGTTGATTGCTAGTGTATATGGTGAAATGCGAAGCCGTACAGTCCGGGAAGATGGCAAGAAAAGCCTTGTGGCGTATGTAAGAGCAATGGACATTCAGTATCTTGAAAGACTGGAAGAACACGATGCGAACGAAGTCTATTTGACTGGATATCTGATTAAAAAACCAACAATAAAGATGATTGGCACAAACAATGACAGGAAGTTGGCAAGAATACTTCTGGCAGTAAACAGAAAGAAGAAAGCCGGATATACCAGATCAGACGCAATCAGTTGTTTATGCTGGGAGGAAAACGCAGATGCCGTAGAAAATCTGAAAAAGGGAGCAAAAATCAAACTCTGCGGAAGATTTCAAAGCCGGGAACTGTGGTCGGACCAGAGTCAATCATGGTTAACCGCGTTGGAGGTATCAGTAAAAAGATTGGAGATTTTGTAATATGAAGAAAATCGAAGTAAGAGAAATTAGATTGACCGATTTTAAAGGCCAGTCAGAAAAGAAAATAGGGTTCGGACACAGAGCAATTGTTTCTGGGAAGAACGGATGCGGGAAAACCACACTGGCAGATGCCTTTATGTGGGTGTTCTGTGACAAGGACTACAGTTTAAAGAGCAACCCGGATATCAGACCCGATGATGGTAGAGAATGTCTGCCAAGAGTTGATGTTGACCTTGTAATTGATGGGAAACCTGTAAGCGTAGCAAAGTTCCAGAAGCGCACAGAAAGCAAGCCAAAGGACGGAAAGCCGGGCAAGGTTGCATTATCAAACAAGTACGAAATCAACGGCGTTCCGAAAGCCGAAAGAGACTTTAAAGCCGATTTAAAAGAGAGAGGATTTGATTTTGATAATTTCCTTATGTTATCCCACATGGAAATCTTCACAGATCTGAAAGATGCAGATGCCAGAAAAATTCTGTTTTCCATGTCAGACGGTGCCGGGAAATCAGATTTAGAGATTGCCAAGACGGTTCCAGACTGTGCCGAGTTGGTACCGCTTCTGGAAACTTATAAGGCAGACGAAATCAAAGCCATGAACAGCGCAACGCTGAAAAAGGCAGAAGAACAGTTGAAAGCCATTCCAAACCAGATTATCGGCATGGAGCAGTCAAAGGTTGACACTGATGTTGCCGAATTGGAATTGCAGAAGAACGCTTTGCAGGAACAGCTTTCTGACCTTGAAAAACAGATTGCGCAGGCAGGCAACGAGAAAGCCGGAGAGATTAAAGCAGAACTGGCAGGGTTAAGAACCAAACTGTTAGAGATAGACTCAAAGGCTAAAGCGAACTTGTTAGAGCAGAAATCATCGGTTTGCAATAAAGTTAGCACTCTTGAATTAGACAGGAATATCAAAACATCAGAGTTGAATAGAAAGACTTCTGCATTAGAGAGCCTGAGAGCACAGAAAAAAGATCTTCTTGAAAAATTACAGAACGCCAGAACACGGTATCCCAAAATCAAAGACACAGAATGGGACAACACAGTTCTGGAAAGCATTAAATCCGAGACATTTAAGGACGCAGATACCATTTGCCCGACTTGCGGTCAGAATCTTCCGCCAGAGCAGATTGAGCAGTTAAAGAGCAGATTTGAACAGAAAAAGCAGGAAAGAATCAATCAGCAGTTAAAGGCTAAGGAAGAATGGGAACAGGACAAGAAACGCAAAATTGATGAAGTTATTCAGGTTGGAAACAAAGCGTCTGTCGATATGAAAGAAGCGCATAAGCAAGAAGAAACCCTCACATCTGAGATTTCCAAACTGACAGATGAATTAGAACAGATCAAAACTTCTCTGGACGCAGAAAACAAGAATCTGGAAGCCATACCGAAAGAACCAGACTTCTCAGGAAATGCCGAATATCAGCAGATTCTTGCATCAATCAAAGAGAAACAGCAGGAGCTTAATTCTCTGGACGATGGCGAAGAAACGAAGAAACAGCTTTCAGAGCAGTTATCTGGCAAGAAGCAGGAACTGGCAGTAGTCAACCAGAAAATCGGAGAAGCCAACAACAATGTCAGAATTGACGAACAGATCGAGAAGCTTCAGGAAAGTCAGAAACAGTACGGACAGAGCAAGGCTGATGCACAGATGATTCTGGACGAGCTGAAATCACTGAGTATGGCGAAGAATACAGCCCTTGAAGATTCGGTAAACCAGTATTTTGACGGGGTTAAAGTGAAACTATTCGATACGCAGAAGAATGGCGAAGTAGTAGACGCTTGCATCTGGTACGTGCAGGACAAGGACGGCAACTGGAAGAAACTGGTCGGGAATGCCAATACAGCCCTGATGATGAAAGGAAAAATTGCCATCATGGACGGCTTGCAGAAGTTTTATGGCGTGAGCTATCCGATTTTCGTTGACTGTGCAGCAGAACTGGATAACAGCAGTCTGTCAGGCATTAAGGCAGATGCGCAGTTGATATTCTTGAAAGTTTCTGAGGGGGATATGACGGTAACGGAAATTTGAGAAAAGTGGAACAGCTAGGAACTTGTTTGGCGACAGCCTAGCTGCTCCACACAAAATATAGAGCAAACTATATTTGCTAATAGCATAACAGATAATTTTAGCTTAATCAAGCTACAGGTGATTTTGCACCTGCAAAGTGAGGAACGTGTTCACTCACTAGAATCCATGCAAATTTAATATTTGAGGTTTGACAGACCTATAAATTTACATGGGTACAAAACAGAAAATACGCTCTGATTCCAGAGTTCAGTGCGCTTGGAATCCTACAAAATAGCACAGGTAAGAAACGATACAATCACGCAAATAGCGTGTTGGCAAATATATAAAAATATAGAAAAGGAGAATAAAAATGGCAGAAACTTATGACATTTCAAAAGCAGCAAAAGCACAGGAAAAATATTGTACGGAAAAAGGTTATCCGCATTTTGCACCACGTAATGGAAAATGCTTCAGTTGCGGGCAGAATATCTATTCCGAAAAAGGACGAACAAGAAGCGGAAAAGAATGGCAAGGAATTTCTATTGAGAGAGCATCAAAGGAATTAATTACAGGATGTCCATTTTGCAATAGAACTTATTGCGATTAATAGAAAAGGAGAATTGTTATGGCAAATAAAACACAGTTAGCAACAGCAGGAGAACAGCAGGCAGCAATCGTAATCAACAACTCATTCATTGATGGATTGGTTAAGCAGCTTGAAGAAAAATGCAAATACGGTCTTTCATTCCCAAAAGACTACAACCTCAGTAATGCACTCATGGGGGCATATCTGACTCTGAAAGAAACAAAAGACAGAAATAATAAGCCAGTTCTGGAATCTTGCACAGCTACAAGCATTGCAAACAGCCTTATGAACATGGCAACACTCGGACTTTCGGTGCAGAAAAAACAGGGTTATTTCATTGCCTATTCCGGTCAGTGCCAGTTTCAGAGGTCTTACTTCGGGAACATTACAATCGCCAGAAGATATGGTATGAAAGATATCCATGCCGAGATCATCTACGATGGTGATAAGTTCAAATATCATATCGAAGATGGAAACAAAGTTCTGGATTCTCATGAACAGGATTTTATGAACATTGACAACGATAAGATTCTTGGGGCATATGCAGTGGTTCTGATGGAAGATGGAACAAAACATCTGGAAGTAATGAACATAAAGCAGATCAAACAGTCTTGGTCACAGGGCTATGGTTACAAGGAAAACGGCAATGGAACACACCAGAAGTTTACTGACCAGATGGCAAAGAAAACTGTTATCAATCGTGCATTAAAACAGATTATCAATAGTCATGGTGATGTTTTCGTTCAGGAAGTCGAGGAAGCTACAGAAGAAATTCCAAAGCAGGACATTATTGAACATGAAGTTGCTTATGAAATCGAGCAGAACGCCAATGCAGAAGAATTTATCCCAGACGAGCCAGCGGCAATCGAAGAACAGCCCAAACAGCCAACAGTCGCAGAAGTCGTAAAAACTGCCGAGAAAGAAACAGTTCCGGCAGCAGACAAACAGGAAACAGAGATTCCAGATTTTATGAAGCCAGAAGAGATGTGATCGCATATGATGCACTTCGACTGTATCAATTTTGATCGGTGCGACTCAGGAAAATTTGGGAAATATATGGCTTGTATCGGGCGGTGTGAAAACTGCCCGTACTATGAGCCAATAAAAGATTATTTTACGAAACGAGGTGAGAACTATGAGGATTATATCGCAGGATGGAAAAATCAATCTTCCGTATGACCTGACAGCTATTATTGTGTCTGAAAATCATATTCAGGCGGTGTTTTCGGGCGATACGCGGAAAATCCCGTATTTGATGGCAAGCTATTCATCAAAGAAGAGTTGCGTAGATGTAATGTCAATGCTGAATGATGCAAGCCTTGGAATACATGCTAAAAGCCTTGTGGGAGATGTTACTAAAATTGGAATGAATGAAGTTATATTTAGATTTCCAGAGGATGATGAAGTATGAAGATATTAAAATCGGAAATAGATTGGGATAAAACAATAAATATTCAAATGACTTTGAAAGAATTTAAACTGCTTCAGGATTGCCTGTTTTCAGTTTCTTATGCAGAATTAGAAAAACTTCAAGAAAAAATCCCATATTCTTATGATGATATGCAGGAAACAATTAAACAGTCAGAAACAATATCAGAACAGTTATTTTGTAAATAAGGAAAGTGAGGTGATTCAAAATGTTCATGCGAGTAATAAACACAGGTAGTCAGCCAGGGAACTGCTACGCACTTAAATCCGAATCTAGCGAAATCTTACTTCTGGATTGCGGATGTAGATATTCAGAGATTCTAAAAGGAATTTCCTACAGGATATCAGAAGTTTCGGGATGCTTACTAAGTCATGAACATGGTTAATTAAGGCGACCATAAGAAGTCGTGCAAAGAAATATTGAACGCCGGCATCCAGATTTACACCAATGACGAGACAGTTAAGAGTGTAAACACAATCTCTGGCGAGCTGATGATCGGCTTACCAGAAAAGAAATCGAAGGACATAGGTTCGTTCCGGGTAACGCCTTTCTACGTCCCGCACGACAAGACGCCAAACTTTGCATACCTGATATTTCACGAAGAATGTGGACGACTGATATATGCGACAGACTTCTCATATTTGCCGTTCACATTCAAGAACATGAGAATAAATCACTTCCTTATAGAATGTAATCATCTTGACGAATCGCCGGAGCAGGATTCATTTAAGTTTGAACACTCCATCCGGGGGCATAGCAGCTTATCTACTGTAAAAGAGATTATCCGAGTGAACAAGACCGCTTCGCTCAGAACCATAACGCTGTGCCACCTGTCAGAGGGATGGGGAGACCCGGAAGTGATGCAGAAAGAGATACAGGACGTTGCCGGAAATGATGTTCTGGTGCAGATCGCAAGACCGGGACTGGATGTTGATTTGAATTTATGTCCGTTTTGAAAGGAGAAAAAATGGAAATTGATAAATCAAAATTAAAGTTGGGAATTTGGTATGAGGATGAAAACGGAAATTTAATTAAGTCAGAAGATGATTTGGCATGTGAAGCACCAGAAGGAGCGAGAACGTACCATTCCTGCTTTCCGTTACAAATAACAGAACACGTTTATGTAGTGCATGGCAAAGCTGAGAAAGAAGCGTGCAAGCACAAACGGAAATATTGGAAAAAGGATACAGGTCTGATAAAGGGATTGAAAGGCCATATATGCACTAATTGTGGGTCTAGCCAAACAAGAAAGTGGTGGCAGCCATGGGGAAGAAAATGGGATTATGGAACGGATACTACACCACTTATTGACTTTCATACAAGTTTGGAGGTGGAAATCAAGATGTCATAATGGCAATGGTAAACAGCGGAGATTATACATTACAGGAAGCACTTGTTGTTTTTTCTACGGCCTGCGAAAGATGTATGAATGTGCTTGCATACAAGTATTTGAACGGAGCAGATGGGTACGAAGAATATTCAGATGAGTGGAAAAAATGCAATACTGAATGCGATTTTTGCAAGAATAGTTAAATTGAGATTCACGAACCATACAGGGAGGAAACAAAATGAAACAGTGGACAGAAGAAGAACTTATTAACGACGGAAACAGATTAAGAAATGCTGAAATTACAAATGTATCATTGAATTTTAAAGATCACGGAGTACTCACCCTTGACCTCACTCTTTCTGGCGGCGGATGGGGAGTTGTATTCGGAGGATATGTTTTAGGACATGGTTACCTTGGCTCGGAAAACTTTAAAGGTTCAAAGGCAGGGCTTGAAGCGATTATGAGAATCATGGACGTTGTTGGCGTAGATGACCTGATAGAAATGAAAGGAAAGCATGTTAGAGTTGCTACGAAAGGACTTGGACATTCAGTGAAAATTATTGGAAATTTCATTAAAGATGAATGGTTTGATTACGAAAGTTTCTTCGAGGATGAGAAACCACCATTTGTGGAGGATTAAGCATGGTATCAGCAAATTTAAAAGACTGGAAAGAAGTCACCAAAGGCATTTACAGATATGTGATCTCTGCAAATGTGGCATACGAAATCCACATTAAATATTGGGATATGGACACAGACATTTTAAGTGCGAATGCAAGTCTATACATTGTTGGCGATTGGCGCTCAAATGATGGTAAAAATACCAGAGAAAGAGAATGCTTACTTGAGTCAGGACCGGTTATGGCTTGCCTTGGGAAAGCTATAGAGGATGATAGAGAGAATAACAGGTAATTAAAAAAAGCACCGACTATTTATCGGCACTTTTTACAAAATCTTGGAGAACAGTAATGACCAGATTATTAAAACTCCTGTTCTCCTGCTTGGCAATCTGCTCAAGCTGTTCTTTAAGCTGTATCGGGAACGTGATGTTAGTTCTGGTCTTATCAGACTTGACGGTCATGTGAAATCCCTCCCTTGTTTTTAGAACATTGTAGCATTTTTGCCTGTCGGTGTCAATCAGATACCAAAGTGGTATCATTTTTATCTTGCAATGCAGGTATCGAAGTGGTATCATAATGGTATCAAAGACACACCGAAAATGAATCGAGGTGATAAGTTTTTAATAATGAAAAAAATAAATTACAGACAAATTTATATGATGAAAAGTCAACGTGAGAAAAAAATAAAAGAAATATGCCCGGGTATTCCATATTCAAGCGGCATATATGCTTTTTACAGAACCGATGAAGCAGGAATAAGAAGAAGCTACGTAGGGCAGGCAGTTAGCCTTTGCGAGAGATGTGCGAGCCATTTAGGAGAATACGATCACATAGCGTTAAGTCTTAAAAAACATAAATTTTACAGTGAAAGTAACCCCACTGGATGGAAACTTACATATATGACCTGCAAAAAGAGTGAACTCGACCAGAAAGAAATTGAAACGATCAAATCTTTTGCTGACAAAGGTTTTCAGATGTATAACATCACAGCAGGTGGGCAGTCGACAGGAAAGCAAGTAACAGGACAGTATAAACCACCAAAGACATATATGCAAGGTGTACAGCAGGGCAAGAAATCCCTCGCCAGAGAACTATCTCACATCATAGATACGCACTTGCAAGTTTCACTGAAACCAGAAAAGCAGAATAACAAAGTATCAATCCGGGCTTTTGAAAAGTTTCAGAACTTGATTGATGAGAAAACATATGAAAAGGAATCGTGAATATGGACGCATTACGGCATCAAAAACACATGCAATGGATGCAGAACCGAAAGGATATTTATTATTTCATCCGTAAATACGCAATGTCTCACAAAGGGACTCCAACAACCAAGAAGATATCTGAGGAACTAGATATCAGTAGGAGTGCTGTTCAAAGGCATCTAAGACAGTTTGAGGACGATGGATTGATCGTATTTCACGGAACTGGTTCGCACAGGACATACGAACTGATAGGAGTAAAGAAGCATGAAACTGTATGACGTATACGACGGTTCAAAGTATATCGGGGAGCTGACACTTGCTGAAATATCAGAATTGACAGGAAAGACAAGAAGTCAGATATCACAGGCAATCAGCGGGGCATATAGCATTAACGGAAGATATGTGGTCATATATGATGGGCAGCAAACAATCGCATACTCAAACAAGAATGATCGCAGGATGTTAATGGAATTTGACATTCTGACTCAGAAAATAAGGAGGGCTGTTGGTTGGGAAAGTTAAAAATCAAGCAGAAAAAGAAAGCATTCATCCCGTATACGAATCAGAAGGCTCATATGTTTGTGCAGTCTATCCAGAACTGCCAGAAAGAGTTAAAAGAAATGGAACTAAAAGCCTTTGATGATGGGTTTGAGGATGGAAAGAACTGGTCTGACGTGCTGAATTTCGTGATCTTGTTTTATGTAATGCACGAATTGCATGGATGGGGCTGGAAACGGTATATGAGGGCTGTAAAGAGGATTAACACCTACATCAACGATATTAATTCCGAAAAAACATCTTTGTCTGAAATGGTGGATAATCTGGAAAAGAAGCATCACATTCAGATTTGTGATGATTATAAGGAGCTGATTGAGAGATATGGAGCGTAATTTAATTATAGATTGCTTTGCCGGTGGCGGCGGAGCGTCCGTAGGAATTGAGATGGCACTTGGCAGATCAGTAGACATAGCAATCAACCACGACTCCGACGCTATCCTGATGCACAAGACGAATCATCCTGGAACACTGCATCTGACAGAGGATATTTTCAAAGTAGATTTGCAGAAATACGTCGGAAATCAGCACGTAGCGTTGATGTGGGCTTCCCCGGACTGTACAAGCCATTCAAAAGCGAAAGGTGGTCAGCCGAGGAAACAGGGGCTTCGCATTCTTCCATGGGCTGTATATAAACACGCAAAAGCAATTCTCCCAGATGTAATCATTATGGAGAACGTGGAAGAAATACAACAATGGGGACCATTGGACGAGAAAGGACATCCGATTAAGGAAAGAGCCGGTGAAGATTATCGAAAATTCATTTCAGCAATGAAGAATATCGGTTATGAATTTGACAGCCGGGAACTTGTAGCTGCGGATTATGGAGCACCTACTACAAGAAAACGTTGGTATGCGGTGTTCCGCAGAGACGGAAAGCAGATAGTATGGCCTGAACCTACACATAATCGTTTAGGGACAGGCGGTCTGAAGCCATACGAGCAGTGTGGAGATTACATTGATTGGTCAGACTTAGGCAAAAGCATCTTTGACCGTCCGAAACCATTGGCAGAAGCAACGCAGAAACGCATTGCAAATGGAATTAAAAAATATATCGTTGATAATCCAGATCCTTACATTGTGCAGAGCAAAGATGCACTGGCATTTATCATTCAGTATCACGGAGAAACCAGACAAGGCGATTCCAGAGGGCAATTACTGACTGAGCCGATTAAGACTATTGACACATCAAATAGATACGGGCTTGTGACAGCTTTTATCACGAAGTATTACAAGACTGGAATCGGTCAAGGATGCGATGAACCCTTGCATACAATAACCACATCACCCGGTCACTTCGGTGTGATATCCGCTTTTCTGGTTAAATATTATGGGACAGGATGCGGACAGGTGCTTAATGAGCCACTCGGGACTATCACCACAAAAGATAGATTCGGTCTAGTAAATGTCCTGGTTGATATCCATGGAGAAAAATACATTATTTCAGATATCTTTCTCAGAATGCTAAAGCCGGAAGAATTAAAGGTGATGCAGGGATTTCCGAAAGATTACATAATTGATCGGGACTATAAATGGAGAAATTACCCGATTGCAAAACAGGTAGCAAGAATCGGGAACAGTGTTGTGCCAGTTATGGCAGAAGCACTTGTGAAAGCTAATTGCCCGTATCTGAAAGTCGGAGAGCGCAAAGCTGCGCCGATGATTTACATGCAGAATAACGGACAGGTAGCGTTTGGATAGGAGAAAAATGAAGTTTAAACATAGAAAGGAATAACGAATCCTCGGTAAACCGAGGTTGTATCAAGATTAGCATGGTGAATTGATACATAAAGTTTGGCGGAGTGGCTGTGCCTAAGTAAGCACTTAATAATGAATCCAAGCCGATTGCCAGACTATCCACGCACAGGATTTGTAGCGTGGTGTTATGAAAGTATGTTGGTTTTCAACAGGAATAAGCAGTTTTGTAGCGTGTTATCTGGCAAAGGATGTTGACGAGATTATTTATACTCATGTATCGAATCAGCATCCCGACAGCCTGAGATTCTTGCATGATTGCGAGAGGTTATTGGGAAGAGAGATAACGATAATTCAGTCAGATAGGTTTGACTCAGTGGATGACGTGATGGAGTTCACGCACACAATGAATACTCCGTTTGGCTCTCCATGTACGAGATACTTAAAAAAAGAAGTAAGAAAAAAATGGGAATCTGAGTATCCAGATCACCACACCTATGTATGGGGTTTTGATGTAAATGAAAGGAGTAGGGCAGAGAATACCTGCAAGGCTCTAAGTGATTATGACCATGAGTTTCCACTGATTGAACATGGATTAACCAAACAGGAAGCACATGGAATAGCGGACAGGTTAGGATTGAAACGTCCGATTATGTACGATTTAGGCTATCCGAACAATAATTGCATTGGATGCGTCAAAGGTGGCATGGGCTACTGGAATAAAATTAGGAAGGACTTCCCCGAAGTATTTCAAAAGCGTGCGGAGCAAGAGCGTAGATTTGGAAGAAGTTGCATAAACGGAGTATTTCTTGATGAATTAGAACCAGACAGAGGAAATATTAACACAGAAATCATGGAAGACTGCACAATAGCGTGTCAGTTGCTTACGTGGGGAAAGTGAGGGCACAAAATGAAATTGTATTTCTACATTTTAGACAGCGACAGAGAATACAATCCAGAAACCCAAACGTTAGGAGACTATATTTTTAAGATCAGAGTTGAGGGGTGCGAGGTGATTGAGAAGCCAAAAACCTACAAAGCAGCAACTCGATTTCCAGACGGAATCTGCATTGGGTATGTGAAAAAGGAAGATATCGGAACAATTTCTGGTCATTCAACGCCGTACATTGTACTGACATTACCGAATTATCAGTTTGTAAAAGATAAATTTTTAGAAAGATATAACGTTGAAATCAACAGACTCAAAAAAGCAATCGCTATGTACGAGAACAGAATAGCTGCGATTGAGGATTACAAGGAGGACACAAAATGTTAATCAGAAGTCAGAACAGAGAAGTATTGATTAATCTCAATTCTATGGCAGGCATTGAAATTGCGGAAGGACCTATAAAAACAATTATAACATCATACATAACCGGATGCAGTTATCTGCTAGGAGAATATTCGGATAAAGAAAAAGCCTTCAAAGTACTGGACATGCTTCAGGAAGCCTATGTAAATGGACATATTGATCATCAGATGCCAGATGATAGTGAGGTGGTTGTATGAAGTACAGAAAGAAACCAGTTGTAATTGATACGGTACAGTGGACTGGTGCAAATAAGCGAGAAATGTTCGATTTCCTGACGGACTATCAGTGTACAGACCAGTACATGTCGGCAGAAGGTAAGAATTTCTATATCGACCATTGGAAGGTTCCAGGCGGTCTGGTTATTAAGACGCTTGAGGGCGAACATCTGGCGAATATTGGCGATTATATCATCCGCGGTGTTCACGGTGAATTTTATCCGTGTAAGCCAGATATATTCAGAAAAACTTATGAGGAGGTGGAAGTATGAGTGATGCAATGGAACTTATCCAGAATAAAGACGGCACATTTAGTGCATACGATGATACCTATGACGTTGTAATACACTGTAAATCGGAAGATGAACAGAAGAAAGTTATTGAGCATTTAAAATCTATCAGCTGGATTCCGGTCAGTGAGAGATTGCCGGAGAAACATAAAGATGTAATTGCAACTGTTAAATATAGTGGTTTTTGTGGAATGTACGGAAAGTGGTTAAAGACAGCGTCCATTAATGACTATGGTGAATGGAACGGAGAATGTATAGGCGGTGAAGTTATTGCATGGATGTACTTGCCAAAACCATATAAGGAGGGCTAAACATAGTGAAAATAACGCAATGCCAAGGCGAGGGACGAGGAAGTTGCAAACGATGCAATGACAAGGGAATCTGGAATGTAGAATGGACGTGTTTCCTGTACAAAATAGAGGGACTTGAAGGCTGTTACTGTAGAAAATGCGCAAAGGAAATCATACGGGAGGAGGACTAAACATGAAAGTAAGGCAGTTATTGGACGTTATAGATAAGAAAACAATGGTAGAAGTCAGAGGCGAGCACGACTGTGAACTTATATTTTCTACAAACAGAAATTGTGGATACTATACAAAAGACGCTTTTGAAGAGATAAAAGAAAACACAGTCACACAGATTACTGCACTCGAAGAAGATCTGATTGTTATTTATATTGATTATAAGATATGGATGGAATAATCAATGGAAATGTCAATTTTCGAAAAAGAGGGAGACTGGATTAATGGGAAGATGTGATGATATGGACAGTTATGAATATGCAGAGGAGTGTGAAGATTATGAGATTGATTGATGCAGACGAATTAATTGAATACATTAAAGCTTTTGAGATTGGCACAAGTATTAGTTCTGACCAGAAGGAATTTATTGATTGTGTCAACAGGCAGTCTACAGTCTTTGATGTGGATGAAGTTGTTCAACAGTTGGAAACGTTAATCGAAGATAAATGTTCAGAATCAGGTGACGATTGGTATACAGCTCAATGTCTGAATGAAGCAGTTGAAATTGTGAAAGGTGGTGGAGTTGAATGAGTAGCGCAAGTGTAAGATTCGGAACAAAAGCATATGTATGTGCAAGATATTTTCTTAGACCGGGTAAATGTTTCAAATACATCGACCAGCGCGGTGAGGACGTCACAGAACACGTCTATGAGGTCATGGCATTATATCCGTACTGCGTCCTGTTAAGAGATACCAGAAATGGGGTCAGGACTTGCCCGGGGTATAATACTTTGAGCCTGATGCTGAGAGGAAGTGAAACATATGAGTAAATCAGCGTTAGTGATAGATACACCAGAGAATTGCTATGATTGCCCGTTCGGAATTTCATACTGCGGTGAACTTGAATATGAGGGTTTGTGTGAATTAGCTGACTGCTTAAGTTGTGATGAAATTCTGATGACAGAAGAATATTATGATTGCGAAAGCAAATCAAGACCTGATTGGTGCCCATTGAAACCATTGCCGGAGAAAATGAAAGTAACTGGGCTTTATAACGGCGAGTATTTCAAAGCAGGAGGCAAACCGCCGAGCTATAAGATTGGGTGGAATAAATGTATTGATGAGATTACAGGAGGTGAAGTAGATGGAGAGATTAACAGAAAGAGAAAGAAATGTTGATGGCACAGGAGTTGCAAAGGAAGAAATTACGGATGGATTATTAAAACCATTCGCAGATAAAATTCTTACCAAACTTGCTGATTATGAAGACTTAGAAGAACAGAGCTTGCTTGTGAGATTGCCGTGTAAGGTCGGAGATATGGTATGGCATAACATTTTTGGATATCCGGAATCGTATGAAATAAAAGCATTTTCATATGGATATTGTGACAGCTATGTAAAGTCAGATATAGAAGATCAAATTATATTTTACTATGAAAATTATAGCGGTTTAATAACAGGAGCTTTTCCAATGAGCGAAATTGGTAAAACCGTATTCCTCACCCGTGAAGAAGCTGAGAAGAAGCTGGAGGAGATGAAGAATGACAAGGCCTGAGATTACGGCAGAATTATCAACCATGATTGAAAAGAAAATCAATCCGAACAACGATCCTCGTATCTACTGGGCGAAAGAAGTGACATTCGATTATTCGACAGATCATGCGGTAAGGGTGGATTATATGCGATTCGTGCCAGCAAATAATAGTGTGTCCGGGATAGAAAAAGGTGACTGCTATTGTTATGAGGTTAAATCATCAGCTGAAGATTTTCGTTCTGGTCATGGGTTGAATTTTATTGGTGATTATAACTACCTGGTTATGCCGACAGATGTATGCGCTGCGGTATCCCTTGAAATTCCACATTATGTAGGAATATATGTACCAGAAGCAAATGATCTTACATGCGTCAAAAAAGCAAAGCGAAGAAATCGGACAAGGCCTGTGTCTGAAATACTTTTGATGATGTTCCGGTCTGCGAATAGAGATTATAGAAAAGCAGTAAAACAGTTGGAGGAGATGAAGAATGGCTTATAAGTATTTAGATAACGCTGTCAAATCCATTGAATATCAGCTGAAGAATATCAGCTGAACAGCGCATATAGCCACGGGTATTCTGATGGGAAAGAGGATGCGAGAATAGAATATTCGAAGCACGGGAAAATTGTAAAAATGAAAGTGCTAAGCGATAATGACTTCAACTCTATGCCAGACTACTATAAATCATGGCCCGTAAAAGCATGGTGTAGTTGCGGAAAACCACTTAATCGACTGGATTATACATTTTGTCCGTATTGTGGAGGATTGATTGCGAGAGGAGATGAAGAAAATGGCAGATAAAACATGCGAAACTTGTATTGAAAACGACAACGGGCTGTGCGACCGCAAAGGCATCCTGATAGAGGAAGACGATACCTGTGAAAAGCACATATCAAGTTGGAAAGAAACAATGATGGAGAATTTTATCCGAAAATCAATGTGGTAAGGACGGAAATGTCCTTGTCAGACGGGAAGGTGGCTAAATGACAAATGTGAGTTGGATTCGATTAGAAATAGATATGTTCGATAACAAAAAAATCCGGCATATCAGAAAACTTCCAGAGGGGAACAACATCGTTCTAATCTGGATGATGCTCCTGACGATGGCAGGGCGTTGTAATTCAAACGGGATTATTTTTTTGACAGAGAATATTCCATATACAAATAAAATGTTGGCTGACGAGCTGGACTTTGATGAGAGTGTGATCGAACTTGCACTTACAATTCTTGAAAAATTCGGCATGATAACCAGAGATGGAACATTGCTTTCAATTCCCGGATGGGAAGAGCATCAGAATATTGACGGGCTTGAAAGAATCAGAGAGCAGACAAGAAAACGGGTTGCCGAGCACAGAAAACGCCAGAAAGAATTATCAGAGGAAGAACGTACGCCGAAGATTCCAGAGCAGATTTCTTGCGAAAAAGATTTAGTCAAGCCCGGAGATGTTCAGAAAGTTGTTGATGAATGGAACAAGCTTCAGCAGTTCGGGATTCAGCCAATCGCAAGAATGACAGCAAGGCGAACGCAAATGCTGAAAGCAAGAATCCGAGAATATGGCATGGATAAGGTAATGGAAGCTCTGAGGAACGTAAAAAACAGTGACTTCCTTATGGGGAAGAAAACTGATTTTATGATAAATTTTGAATGGTTTGTGAAACCAAACAACTTCTTAAAGATACTCGAAAACAAATACCACAACAGGGAGGATATGCGAAATGGAGCTGACGCAACTCAAAGAAATGTCGAACCAATCATCCCACTTGGAGAATGGAATGGAGAAGAATCAGACACCCCGTTCGCTTGAATGCCCTGAATGCGGGGACAGCGGGTGGAGATGGGTAAGAGATGCAAGTGGTATTCCCTATTGCGAGGAATGCCCTTGCGGAATCAGAAAAAGAATAATCCTTGAAAATCAATTGAAATTTGCAGAGCTTCCAAACGTGTTTAAAGGCTCAAATTTCAATGATTTGAAGTCAAGTGTATATTTGAACGCCGAGAGCCGAAAAGTATTTTCTCAGGCGGCTCAGGCGGTAAATTACTGGTTTAAAAATCTTCCTGATATGCAGAAGAAAGGAATAGGGCTATACCTTTTCTCAAACGCAAAAGGTTCTGGCAAAACCAAAACAGTATGCAGCTTGGCGAATGAAATTATGAAGAAATACCAGAAGCCAGTAAAGTTCACCACATCCCTCAGGATTCTTGATGAGATCAAGAATACATGGGGAGACAAAGGGAATACGGAAGGAAAGTTGATAGAGGATTTGTCCAGAACAGAAATCCTTATCATTGACGACTTCGGCGCTGATTCTGGTAAGGAGTGGATTAACGAAAGATTCTATAGCATTATCAACGGGCGGTATGTCGACAGGAAAATCACTATATTCACGAGCAACTGCCAGATATCAGAACTGAAATATGACGAGAGAATCACAAACAGGATTCTGGAGCGATCACTTGAAATCCCATTTCCAGAGGAATCTGTCAGAGAACATATAGCACAACATTTGAAAATGAAGATGGTACAAGGAATGCGAGGTAAAGAGAATGAAAATAGCTGTTAAACCATGGGGCGAAATGTCTTTCAGAGAAATTCAGAATTTAAAAGAAAAGCAATGTAAGCATTGTGATTATTTTTCAAAGAATAATTCTGGAGGGTTATCATATGGAACTTGCGATTACATCCTTATTAACGATCGCATGAGAGGATGCCTACCGACGGAATGCGTAATGAAAGGGATTTTTAAAAGAAGAACAGGAACAAAAAGAAGAGCAGCTTTGAGAATTTAAACCTTTGAAAGGAGAAGAAATGAGAACAATAAGCGAAATGTATAAACGTTCCGGGGGAACAGCATATCAGCATAAATGTTCTGAATGTAGATTCTATAGGGACGGAAAGAGGGGAAAATGTCTGATGTACGGCGGTGATCGGGACTGGCATGGAAATTTTATTGCCTGTAAATTCTTCAATCTTGAAGATGATATGCCGGAAGGACAGATGAATATTTTTGATTATGTGTGAAAGAAAGGAGGAACGAGGAGCCGCTGGCCAGCGAAAGGATATCCCGGTTCCTCCTTATTTTTTATGAATAATGGCGACTTGAAATATGCAATTGAGAATGGTATCATCAATTTGTCTCACATACAAGAGCAAGTTGAAATGAATAAAAGGGAAGAAATTTTAAAAGAATACAGGGACAGTATATGGAAGGCATCTGACGGATATTGGAAAATCCGTATGACTCATGACGAAACCGGACAGCGGAAGATGTTCAAACGTCGGTCTAAACAGGATTTAGAGGACTTGATTGTAAAAACACACCGAGAGAAAGCAGAGAATCCGAAAGTCAAGACTATATTCGAGGAATGGGCGCAGCGCAAGGTTGATCTGAATAAGATTTCAATACAAACTTATCAGAGATATCAGCAGGACTTTAATCGTTTTTTTGGGACTATGGGCGAACGCAGAATTAAAAACATTGAGTCAGAGGATATCAGCAACTTCCTGGAAGAGCAGATCAGTGAACACAATCTAACCGCAAAAGCTTTCTGCAATCTTAAGACAATTACCAGAGGTACCCTGAAATGGGCGAAGCGTAACAAGCTGATTGATTGGAACGTGCAGGAATTATTCTATGACTTGGATGTCACCGATAAATCTTTCAAAAGAAATATCAAAGAAGATTCGGAAGAAGTATTCAACGACGCTGAAATGGACAGGATGATTGACTACTTGAAAGACAATCAGGACATAGTAAATCTTGGCATTATGCTTATGTTCGTAACCGGGCTGAGAGTTGGGGAGCTATGCGCTTTGAAATGGAATGACTGGCTACCACATATCAGTACGATTAAAGTCAGAAGAACGGAAGTAAGGCATTTTGAAAACCATAAAGGCATTTTTGAAGTCAAAGACTTTCCGAAAACAGAAGCAGGCGTAAGAAATGTAGTGGTTCCTCAGGGGTGTATATGGATATTACAGAAGCTTAGAAATATGTCGACATTCTGTGAATATATATTTTCTAAAGATGGAAAGCGATTAAATACTTATTCGTTCAGGAACCGGTTAAGAACAGTGTGCAAGAAAACTGGTTGTATTCAAAAATCACCGCATAAAATACGAAAAACATATTGCACGATATTACTCGACCACAGCATAGATAATCAGATGGTCACATCACAGATGGGCCACACAAATATTTCGTGTTCCGAGAACTACTACCACAGAGATCGAAAGGACCTCAAGAAAAAACAAAAAATCATGGACAGCATAGATGAATTTATGGTAGTATCAAGATAGCTTTTTTTGAGAGGGAACAGCCAGGGAACAAAAAGGAACACCCTGCAAAAGGTTAGAAGCATTGGTTTTATAGGAAAAATAGCAGTTTAAAGATACGTTCGATTCCCGTACTGGCTGCTACAAAATAGTGAGAATTTAACCAGAGCTTAGGCTCTGGTTATTTTTTTGTCAGGGATTTCTCCTGACATGTTGTATGTCTTCGCAGACAAAAATGATTCACGAACCTGGAGCTTTCATCTGACAATAGAGGAGTAATAC